GCGGAGTTGACGCCGCGACGATATCTTCAACTTCGACTTCGCCACCTTTCGTATCAGTCATCAGAAGCACCACCTCATGCGATCTAGGACAAACAATCCTACCGCAACAGCGACGATCAGGATAACTAGGAGCAGAGGCGGCGCATTATCCTTAAAACTCATCGAACCGTGCCAGCCACTTCATGGCCTTGTGGTACTCATCGCTCTGCAGTTCCACCAACGGCTGAATCCCACGACGTCGTGCCGCCCACGCCGTCAGGCCGTGATGGCTGAACTTGTTGTAGGCGTTCATCACCTCTTCCAAGTCTTTATCAGGCACCGTCTCACCGTCCGCACAGGCGTAGGCGAAGGTGTCGTTCATGACCAACCACATTTCACCAACGCCGTCCCGATCCGAGAAGTGCAGGGCACCGGCCTTCAGCAGCACCATCACGGCCTTCTTGTGAATCGGCCCAAGGTCTTTGAACCACTTCTCCAGCGCCCCCCGCCGCGTACAAATGGCCATGATGGCGTCGTTCCAGCCAGTCTGCCACTCGGTTCGATCTACTCCATTAATGCTCTTGGGGTACATGCCGCACGACTCGTACGCCGCATCCAACAAATAAGGGTTATCCATTAGTTCCACCTTCCTGTCGTGATATTAAAGTTCCGAAGTTCCCGTTTCAGCCGGCGCAGCGTCCATGTGTTGCATCTATTCAATCGGCCAACCAGCATCCGCCCCAACTCTTCGGCAACGGAGTCCGCTGCGGCTAATGTGGTCCGCGCATCGCGCATGGCGGCACGCATATCATCAAAGATGTTGCTCATGAACCTCTCCCATACTGCGCACAGTCATGGTCACCTGCTGCCCCGGCTTCAGGATGTTGCCGACGACTTCCGCCCCGCCGTATGTGTGGTATTTTCCATCCGTCAGATCGACGAATACAAACACAGCGGGCTCCGCTGGATGTCGGTCTGTAGTGACCACGCGCATGCGCACAGTGCATGTCCCGTGAGAGCCACATTCCGCGAGTACCAGATCACCGATCTGGGTGTCACGTGCCGTGGTCTTGGCTTCGGCACCATGTACCATCAGATCATTCATTACGCACCTACTATGTCGTATGTGGCGGCGAAGACATCAGCGTTGCAGGGGTACACTTCACCTTTCACCCCCCGGATGATCCAGTCATCGAATTTGCCAATCATTTCCCCTTCCAGCGTAGTAATCACCATGCTGTTTACGAGGAACACGATTTCTCCCAACTCGTAGGCTTCCATTATCCAACCCGGCAACTGGTCCCAATCATTCGCCGCCGCGTACAGCAGCGCCTGAACCGGAATCGCCTCAATTTCAACAGGGCGTTTTCTGAATCTAGCCATCATCTCTCTCCTGATCTGTAATCTGGATGTCTAGGTCGGTCCAGAATTCGCGCCACTTGCTGCCGTGGCAGTCCACGCACTGCATGGCCAGCGCCACCCGCTGCGCATTGTTCATCACCGGGGCGTCACCGAGCAGCACAATCCCGCCGGCCGGGTACCGATCCACCTCGCGCTGCGCTTGCTCACGTGTGAGTTCATTCGACCCAGTACCCTTGCACTTGGGACATGGACGCCTGACATGAACTTGTAGACGATTAAGCATCTTCGATCTTCTCTGCTTGAAACCCGCACACGCTACGCCACTTCACGAAATTCTTCTCAAATTCCGGCCAGACAAACCGGGACAGGGCGAAGTACCAGTGCAGTGTCGTGGGCACATGACGTTGATCACTGAGCAAGTACCGATTCTTCCGGCTCCACGGTATTGGCACGATGAATATGAAGCGCCACCCGCTATGCTCATCGATCATGACCTGAAACACGCAGTCTGAACGGCTCATGTTATCGATCGATTCCCGTCTGATAGATAAAATCTTCATCAGACTGGCGCGTTGGTGACGTGATCACGTACGTAAAACGCAGGCCGTTCCGGTTTGCCCGCCGGGATGGTCACATGCGCCGACACCGGCAGCTTGAAATCCAGTGTTTCGGTAAACAGGTTCGACGTCACCCTGAATCCATCCTCTTCGCCGCGTTCCAACCGGATATACGGTGCGGGCTCCACATGAAGAAGCACGCCCGCCTGCTTCTGGGCCTTGGCCTCTACACTTTCCAGTTCCGCCCGCGAGGCACACCCACCCACGCGCCAGTTCTGAACATTTAGTTCCTTAAAGAAGGTATCCAGCAGAACGGCGGCGTCGATGATCTCTGCCGGGGGGTTGTCGATCCCGATTCGGAAGTTTTTCCCGTTCATCACGCTTTCCCAACTGGAATTTTGCATGGGTTATCCGTAATCTTGTCCAGCAAGGCCACAAATTCCCGCGCCCGCACCTCGTAGTCCGATGACGGATCGGTGCCCTCACTGGTCGCAGAGAACATCTTCACGTGGTCATCTTTGCAGAACACCATGATGGAGCAGTGGCCTCGGGACGTGCGTCTCCGTGCGGCCCGATAATGCTCGGATTCAATAGTTACTTCGTGATAAGTGAATTCTTCGGTTTTCATTTTAGGTCTCCATACCGGTTTCCCCATGGGGATCACGGCGGCAAAGGTGCTGAGTGCGATGTTTGTACAATCCTGACAAAACCCATGTCGAAGCACGCTCGTGCTGTGTGTTACTGGGCTACCGCAGCGCATTTCTTTCTCTGCGGCGCAGCCGCTTTCTGAGTCGGTCCCGAAACTTCTTCAATTCCGGCATGATTTTGGCATTCTTGCCACAGAGCCTGTGAATCTTCAGGTACTGGGTCGCCAATGATTCTTGCGTCTGCATCAGTGATAATCCCTCGCATCTTTTGTAGTGATCGTGCCGTCAGGCCAGACCACCCGCATGATGTGCCCAATCTGTGTGTATTGCCCGATCTGGCCGGGACGCGAAGAGCAGGTGACCCAGCCCTCGACGTAATCCAGCAGTGACGTGATCAGCGGCGTCGTAGCGACGACCTCAGTACTGGGAGCCAAGGCGGCGATCACGGCACTGGGAACCATGGCGACGACGGCCGCTGCGGCTCCACTGCGTAGAAAATCACGTCTGTTCATCGTCCCGCCGCATCTTTGGCCCGCAGCTTGTCGAACACGTCCAGCGCCGCCGCAGCGGCTGACTTGTTGATCCTGAGCCGCAGGATATCGTTGTCAAAACGCTGCTCACCGAAGGCTTTTTCCATCCATTCCTTGTAGCTGTCGTGCATCTCACTGCTGACGACACCCAACTTCCGGTAGAACTCTTCATCCTCGTCTTCATTCTCCGCGAGGTAGTTCCTTACCACCTGCACGGCGCGTTCTAGGCTCGGGTCCGTGCTGTCGTCGTTGTCTGACCGGCACCCGCAGAGCCGCCAATGCTCAACATCCTTCTCCTTGAAGTACGCCGCCAGCATGATGGCCGCGTCGACGATTTCTACCGGAGGCATGTGGCCTTCCTGAACCATGTCAGGGTCGGGGTCGGGTTTGGTATCGCTCATCTTTTAATCCTCAATTTACGTGGATGCTCATGGGTTTGAAAATACCCGGAAAATTTTGGGCGCAGGCACGTCGGATTTACGCCGGCATGGATGCATCGGAACGGTGAAACGCTGGACGTGGAGACGAGGCGCGTGGAGACAGGGAGACTGGGAAGCGGCGGAAGTAACCATAGAGAGATTATGGACTGGGAGACAGAGCCTGTCAATGGTTTCTCTATAGGAGATTCAAAAAGGAGGGCGGCATATTTCTGGGTACCATACCTCCCTAAAGATTCCATCCTCACGCGCGGGGGTACCCCCCTACCCCCCTGCCTTCGATCACCGAGCTACCGTAGAGAGGCACTGCCCAGTGTCCTAGTCCCTGCCTCCCGCGCCCTGCGGTCGCGGGAGGCCGGATGAGGTGTCGTGAGCGTAGCGGGTTGGCCGTCTACGCCATTGACCACTCTATGGAGATACACTCATGAGCGAGTCCACACCCACCGTTTACGACAACTCTGGTTCAATCGCCCTCTTCCACCGCGATGACCTCGCAGCGGGCACAGTGGCCACCGGGCCGATGCGTTCGATGCAGTCCAACGACGAGGAACTGCGTGCGTGGTACTACGACGACGCCACCGTGATCGTGTCCACCCCCGATGGTGCCATCGTGGCCGAAGGTGCCCTCGTCGCCTACGAAGGCGACAAGGACATCGACCACACGTTGTCGCTGAAGTTCAGCGCCAACGTCGAGGGCTATCGCCGGCACGAGACCTACTCGTTCAACGGGTGGGACAACACCGGCACCAGCCAGCGTGCCAAGCGTGAGGGCAAGATCAACGACCTTCAGGTGATCAACCTCCGCCTCATGCGCGGTGCCTACATCAACCCACGCCGCGAGGCCGAGGTCGGCGTAAGCAAGTAGCTTTCGCTCGGGCACCGGGGAGGATGGACCTAACGGTCCATCCTCCCCTTTTTTACGCCCCTGGGTCACTGCATGGGGATGAGGGTTTCAGTGTTTGATTGGGCTGTCTTTGGCTCAGTCGCCCAGTACGGCGTTGCCTAGTTTGGTTAGTGACTGCTTACTTACCCCACAACCCTTTGTTTCCTTGCATTCTTCAACGTCGTACTCCGAGACAGGGGGACGATGTGACGAGGCACCTTGCTCCCTTGGAGGCTTCAATGGCACTTAAAGCGAAGATTCATTGGCGCTTACGTGAATACATGGCTGATGGCACACAAGTCACCTACCTCACGCAGCATCCATCACTAGTAGGTGCAGCATCCACGGCTGCTTTCACACTGGTGACTCAACCTCACTGCGTCAAAGTTGTAATCATTCGACACGAGCGTGGAGAACAACCGCGCCGAGTTGGGGAGATAAAAGCATGACACCTGCCATCGAACTGATCATCACATCCCACAACCCCCGCGTTCACGGTGGCACTGGGATATTCATCTCTTTGGCGGCAACGCACACTGAGATATCACGCTGGCTGCTTGCCAATGGGCAAGGTCGGCTCATCTGGACTGACGACTTCACTGCCGTAACCGTCAGCCGCGAAGTTACCATCAAGCTGAAGTGCATTCGGCTCTAAGAGGTAATCATGTCCCCTGACCCCATCACAACCACATCGGAAGAACTGGCCCAAGTACGCACACAACTACTCACCAAGCTGGGTGAATTCGAACTTCTAGAATGTGAAAAGGCTATGAACATCGCTGCTTATGGTAAAGATCACAACGAAGTTACCGTCGTTAAAGAGCGCATGTCTGTCGTCTACCTCGACATCTGCCGTCTCCAGATTGAAGAGTCTGTTCTAATCAGTTACCTTCGCTGACCCCAATTTGGCCCCACCCGATCCCAACGCTGCCATGTTCGCAACAAGGTGGCGGGATCGGGCTTTTTTTGTGTCGGGGGGCTCACTGCATGGGGCTAGAGGACGACACAGTCTATAGTTATGCCCCGCCCGGCCTGCGGCCGGGCGGGGCCGGATGATATCTCGTGGGCGTAAAGGGGATGAACAATGGACCTATGGACACCACCAACCAACCTAGCAATCGTTGACTTTGAATCGTACTACGGCCCCGGCTGCACTCTGTCCACCCTTAGCTATACCGAGTACATAAGACACCCTGAGTTTGAAATCTTCGGTGTTGGCGTGGCCATCAACCATGGAATGCCAGTATGGTACGAAGGAACGCCGGGGGAGTTACGCGAACAACTACTGCCCCTCACTGATTGGGACGACACACTGATGGTCGCCCACAACAACCTCTTTGACGGACTAATACTCACTGAACTGCTGAACATCATCGCCAAGGCATACCACTGCACACTTGGTATGGCCAGATCACTATACTTTCACCAACGCAATGACCTCGACAGTCTACTCAAGAGACTGGGCCACAAAGGCAAAGAACACCGCGCCGCACTCACCAGCTTGCGAGGTGTGCACAACCCCACGCCTCAACAACGCAAAATGCTCGGCCTCTACTGCATATCTGACACGTTTGGTTGTGGTACAGCCTACGATGACATGATTGACCTCATCCCAGATGAAGATAAGGTATTCATCGACATCATCCTGCGCTGCTTCACTGATCCAGCCATCGTACTGAACAAAGAACTCGCTGAACAAATACGTTCAACCGATGAAACACGTAAGCAAGCGATGTTCAAAGAACTAAACATCGATGAGAAAATACTGTCGAGCAACATCAAGTTCGCTACCCTACTTGAATCCATTGGTGTTGAAGTACCACTCAAATGGAGTGACAAACAAGAAAAGATGGTTCCGGCCTTTGCTAAATCTGATGTTGGGTTTCAAGAACTACAAGAGATGCCTGAAATCGCTGACATCATGGAGGCCCGCATTGAAAGCAAATCAACACAAACAAGAACTAGAACCGCTCGTTTCATTTTCGACGCTTCTGGGCCTACTGGTCGCCTTCCTATTGGGTACAATCATAACAATGCTCGTACTGGAAGGCTGGGAGGTGGTAACAAATCAAACCCACAAAACCTCGACAACAACAGTGGACTGCGTCACACACTCACAGCCCCGCCCGGATTCAAGTTCCTCACGGCTGATGAAAGCCAGATTGAATGTCGCCTCAATGCATGGCATGCGGGCGAACTGCCTCTACTTGACATCTTCCGTCGTGGTGGTGACCCATACCTAGAGTTAGCCAAACGCATCTTCGATGACATGTCACTCACTAAGAAGGGCAATCCAGATGAGCGATTCATAGGCAAGCAAGCAGAACTCTCGCTTGGTTATGGTGTTGGCTACGTCAAATTCACCCACACCGTGAACTACAACGCCATTAAGTTTGGCATGCCTCACATCCACATCGATGAGGTATTTGGGCAGAATGTTGTCCACTTATATCGTCAGCTACGTCGTGCCATCGTCGGAAGTTGGCGAATGGCTGATGGTTATATCCGTGGCATCCTTAGCGCCACCAGAGCCCACTACATCCAATACAAGTGCTACACCATCACCAAAGACAAGATCATTCTCCCAAACGGTTTGTGCCTGTCTTACCCTGAAATCACACCTGAAGGCGTCTACAAATATAAATACAACGGTGCAGAGATTGACATCTATGGTGCCAAACTAATTGAGAACATCATCCAAGCACTAGCATTCATCGTCGTAAAATGGCACACCGCCATCATTGAGGTTGAAGCCAAACCAGAATGGGAACTCAAGATCGTCATGAACACACATGATGAAGTGAGTTCACTGGTGCGTGAAGAATACGTTGAAGAAGCAAAAGAGTTCAAACTAGAAGTCATGAGAACACCACCCAATTGGTGCCCTGATCTCCCACTCGACGCCGAGGCTGAATACGATGACAGATACTGCAAATAAAACGCCCGTCATATCGATGAACGCTCCCGTGTTTATGAACAAAGAATATGTCGATCTCACCATCGATCACCTGCGCAAAATGATAATGGCGCGGCACGCTGGCATCTATGAGTTCACCCCCACCGACATGTTTGCTCATGCCGTACTACGCACCAACGGCGTATTACCTGAAGACCTCCTACCTGCGGTGAAATCATGATAGATGACGCCAAACAACGCACTCGCATACTAGCTGAAATGCTCACCGCCTCCATCCGCTACGGTAACATTGAACAAATCATAGCCATAGACACTGGGGAGGACATCACAACTGATCCACTAATCCGCCTTGTGTTCACTCCCTGTGACGCTAGCAAATGCATGGCCATCGACGTGGACATCCGCGACATCCACTACAACTGGGGAGCATCATGAACCAACAAGAAATGAAAGAACGCATTGAAAATCTCGAAATGGCTCTGAATGCTCTCATTGCCATTGTAGGCATGGCAACCCGAGATACCCCAGAAGCCATATGCAACATGGCACAAAATATGGGGACCGACTTCTTCGATGCCACCGAAAGCTACGGCGTCGATCTACTTGAGGTTCTCAAGACCCGTAAATTTCACACCAAGGCACCGACATGAACATCATCCCCATGCTCACAAGCTACCTTCTTGTCTGTGCCATCATCTTTCTCATCATGGATGTTGTCTGCAACATTGAACGCCGTAGTTTCTGGCAGTTCATCAACTACCTCCCCTTCGCTCCTTTCTACGCCCTCTATGCCATCGGACATGCTATGTTCCGAGACAGAAGTCTTGATGGTCTGATTGCAGAAGCCAACAAAGCGCTCGACGAACTCGACGAACTCGAAAAGAAATACTATCCCGAGCGCTTCAAGGAAGATAAATGAACCCTTACCTCATCACATTCATCATCTGCGGAGTCGCCATCTTCGGCGTGGTATGCACATGGTTCTTCATCTGGATGACCCGTGACTACGACGAAGAAGAACGCAACCACGACTTCACCGAGCCCTACAACAAAATCCCGCAGCAAGACACGGATGAAATCATGCGCGGGATTGAAGGGCAAAATACCACCCCACCAGTCAAAATAGTTATCTCTAATGACACACACCATTAACCCGAGCTACAATATGGCTTATCCCAACCACAACAGGTCATATCCAATGGACTTAATGACTGACATCGAAACCATGGGCACTCCCGAGCCAGATGCCAACGTAGCTATGGTCTCTCTTGGTGCCTGCCTCTTCGATCCCCTCAGTGATGAGATTCTTGAAACCTTCTACACCCGCATCGACCTCAACTCAGGAATCGACAAAGGCATGCGTGTAACTGAGTCCACCATCAAGTGGTGGAAAGAACAGTCAACCGAAGCACGCGCTGAAATTGAAAAAGGTGGACCCAGTCTCGCTGTAGCCATGCACAATTTCGCCATGTGGTTATCGAACCTCCCATTCAAGGTACTGCATGTCTGGGCAAACGATCCTGACTTCGATGTCGCCATCATTCGCTGCAACATGCACGCCGTTAAAGCCCGCTGGCCCTTCAGGTTCTATCAGCCCCGCAGCCTTCGCACTCTCAAGGATGCAGCATGGCCCAACGGTGGCGGTCCAAACCCCCAAGTAGAGGGGCCAAAACACCACGCTCTGACCGACACCATCCGACAGGCCAAGATCGTGCAACTCTCACAAAAGGAACTCATCCGTGTCCGCGCACAAGCCCACCTCTATCAAACCCTCGCGTCTCAGCAAAAGCCCACCGAAACCACGCTGGCAGCGGCTGACTAGAGACACCAACTGGGGGCCAAAAGTCGTACCTAAACGCATCGGTGACAAAGAGCATTACGGCCAAGTCAACCCCCTCTATAAAGAACGGGTCATCGCTTTATCGATCAAAACCGAGCCCCCCACCATCGGTTGGAAATGGCGGTTCACCTACAACCAAATCGCCTCGCTTGTGCAACTGGGACGCAACACAGTATTCCTCATGTGCAGGGACGCGCGCAGGGAGGTGAGATTGAAGCGCGCCGTCAGAATAGCCACCGATTTCGACGCCGGCATCCCTCTGAGCGTAATGTACAAACGCTACCAGATCAGTTGGAAGACCATCGACAGATGTGTAACATTGGCGCGCACCTACCAGCCCGAAATCCGTCTCCACGGAGATGACATTTAGCATGTTACACAAAAAAGTGTAACATGTTACACTTTTTTAGCCCTTTTGTTACACTTATTTCTCTTCTAAGCCTTTGATTCCAAAGGTAAGTTACACATACGTAGTTAAAAAGGTAGTGAATCTGCGATTTCCCCCCGGTGGGGACGTAGCACACACTAGACCCTTACATTACAGTTTTTATGTATTCCCCGGTTAATACTAATTAACTTACAATATAACTATATAAGTGTAACATAGTATATAATTCATATACTTATAAGAATAAAAAGTGTAACATAAGTGTAACTTAAGCCTAGTCTCCCTGTTTCCCTGTAACATTGTTGATCGATCAAGCACTTAGCGAAGCACTGTACCACCGTAACCGTTTTTCCTCGCAGGCTGAACCGCCCCACCTATAAAAGCACCTCTTAATATTCGAATATAATAAACCCAAGTTAGTGATTGCTCACTTGTGCCCTTATGAACCACGTGGTATCACACTAGCTGCCCACCCCCTTGGAGACTGCGCCATGAAGCTCTTTTTTCTTCAGGCAGCGGACAAAACCCCGCTGACAAAAACCATCACCGTCGAAAACGGCCACGTCACCAAGAACCCTTACCCACACATCCGCGACTTCAACTCCTTCCATCACGAAGTTGACGACCTCGACACCTTCGAAGCGGCAATCAGGGCACACGCCGATATGGGCCACTGCTTACTCAAAGGCACCCTCCATCGGAGCCTTGCCAATGAGTCTCGGGCCGGCGCGACACGCACCGAAGACGACACTGAATGGCTGTGTATCGACATTGACCGGGCCAGAGGCTTCACAGACGTACCAGACTTCATCAAGCGCGCCCTGCCCTCTGAACTCCATGACGTAGACCACATCATCCAATACAGCGCCTCTCACGGCTTCTCACGCGGCCTATCTGCCCACGTATTCTTCCTGCTCGACGCGCCAATCCCGGCCCCGATGCTCAAATCGTGGCTGCAGCGCATCAACCTCGACGAAGGGCTGGAATCGCAACTGGCCCTCTCGGTGAATGGCACCACGCTCAAATACCCCGTCGACACCACCACCTGCCAGAACGACAAGCTGCTCTACATCGCACCGCCGGTGATCGTGGGCATCGACCCCAACATCGACATTGCGGATCGGATTGTGCAGGTGAATCAGGGCCAGAGACGCGCATCGATCGATATTGATCCGCGCTCCATGAGTGAAACCGAGGAACGCGTGCAGGCGACGGTCAACAAGGTGCGCAAGCGGGCCGGTCTGAAACCCAAAACCTGCCGTTTCAAATCAATGATGGGGCACCGGGTCATGACCAACCCGTCTCGTGCGCACATCACCGGACCCATACGCTCAGAGCGCGGATTTGTGTACCTCAATATCAACGGTGGTGACAGCTACGGTTACTGGCACCCGAAAGAGAACCCGCGATTTATTTTGAACTTCAAGGGAGAGCCCATCTACCTGACCGAGACCTTCCTGCCGGATTACTGGGAACAGATACAACGACACCAAGAACCCACCGGCCGCATGCCCATCGTGTTTCGTGATTTCAAATCAGACAGCTACTGGAACGGCATCTATGACCCCGACGTGCCCAGTCTCCTGCTTGCCAGAACCGGGGCCAGAGACCGTTTAAACGACTTCATGGTGCAACACGGGAGCCAGCTACCCGATCCCATACCTGATTGGGAGTATTGCTTCGATCCGCACGACTCCAAGCTACTCGACATGAAGAAACAGCGTGCCAACCGTTACGTCCCGACTGTGTACATGCGCAACGTGCCCCCGAAACAAGATCACCTGCCCGCTACCATAGAAAGGATCATGCACCATGTCACCGCTGACGAGGAATCTTATACAACCCTATTGCACTGGCTTGCGTGGATATATCAAAGGCGAACCAAGCCCGGCACCGCCATTGTTTTGCATGGAGTGGAAGGAACAGGCAAGGGTTTACTATTCCACAATATCATTGCTCCGACCCTCGGCCCTGACTACTGCCGTATTATCACAGTTCAAGATTTCAAAGATTCCTTTAATGAATGGATGGAGTATTGTCTCTTGCTCTTTGTGGATGAAGTTAAGTTGGACGGAATTTCCGACCGAAAAACTATTAATCAGATAAGAAACATGATCACGGAGCCAACGGGGCGAATTCGGCCCATGCGCACCAACCCATACCAAGTCCCTGTTTACTTCGGCATCATCTTCGCATCTAACGACCACGACGCCATCGCTATCCCCGAATCTGACCGCCGGCATCACGTTGCGGCACGCCAAGAAGCCCGGTTACTCATTACCACAAAAGAGATTCAACAGATCGAACATGAGCTAGCCCACTTCATGGGCTTCATCATGCATCTGGAGATCGATGAACAGCGCGTCATGATGGCCACAGACAACTCAGCCAAGGTGGACATGCGCCTCGCTGCCCAGAACTCAGTCGATCATTTCTTCAATGCCCTGCACGCATGCGATTTGGATTACTTCACTGACCTTGGCATGGCAGAACCCCCGTTCAACAAGATGCTTGAGTTTGAACAGAGCAAGAAGATCATCGATCAGTGGATAGCTGATGCCGCCGATTCACGGCCATCCAAAGTAAAACGCGACGAACTCTACAAGGTCTATCACTACATTCAGGGAGGCAAAGACCTCTCACCGTCCAACTTCTCACGCATGCTGAAACACCACTTCGTAAAAATAAGAGTCTTGCGTGTCGATGACGAAACCCATCGCGGAATGATAATTGACTGGAAGACAGAGGACACCACCCATGAGCTTAATGCTGAAGACGAGTATGCCGCGCATAACTAACTGCCCCACCCCCTTCTACAAATGGGTTGAAATTCGAAGAACCAAAGGAAGAAGGTCTAAATACTGGTCTTACTACTCTCCCTCGCAACGCGGAGGGTTCACCTTTTCAAATGACCTCGACTCCTTCTTCCTGTCAGGCAGATTCGCTGTTATTGACTCCATCCTCAAATGGTGCAATGCCAAAAGGAATCAGCGCATGATGGGCAAAATAGTAAACCACCCTACGGGAGAAGATGTGCACTACGCCCCCGGCTTTGAATACTCATCTCCATTTGATTCAACTTTCGGATTTTTTGGCTTCTTAAGTTTAGCCAAAGCAAAAGAGTATTGCTTCTGGGGTCATGATGTAGGACTGGCACTTTGTATCATCCCAGAAGGCACAGAAATACTCACTTCTGTAACCTGCGACATGACTGAAACTCTCTACGTCGACAAAATAATACGACGTTCTATTGGTTCCAACTATTTTGAAGAAGCCATTGAGTGGATGCAAGCGCAGCCTTAAAGGAGCCCCTATGTGGAAAGCAATAAAAGCCTTTTTCGAACCCAAAACCGAAACCCACTATATGATCCCCAAGGAACACATAATCGACATTCTACGTCTCTACGACTTGTTATCTAAAGCTTCAAACCGAGGCTATGGGCACGCAGAAGCACGCTACATCATGTGGGAAGCCATATTCAACGTCATGCCTGACGACTTACCCAAAGGGCATTACCAATTGATCGTATCGCAAGCCCACAAACCCTTCCTCATAAAAGTTGGAGCAAAACAGCATGCCAAACAAATTTCAACGCGGTGACAAAATTGTCATCACCCGAGGTGTGCACGACTTCGCCTTTGGAACTACCGACCACATGCTAGGTATGCAACGCGACCGCACACCGCTCATGTTCTTGGAATACCCACACCCCAACCCTTTCAACACTGCCTACCAAGTTTGCCTCGTCACCTCGCCAGACGAATCTGAAATCATCTACCAGTTCGTGGATTCTGAACTCGACATGTTAGAACCCATGTCTAATATCAACCTTCACGGCTTTACTCATATCGAATTACTTCGTTACGTCGACCGCAGTCACCCCGAAATCGATGAACTCGCTCAACGTCTGGATACCGTACTCACAGACCTGAAACACATCCACAGGTATGCCGATTTGCACACGCCCCCAGAGACTGGAGAATAAAACCGATGAAGAAAATGAGCTTAAAAATGTGGCACAAAGCCATGTCCCAAGAAGCCCACTACAAAGCCTTCGATGAACTCGTTGAATACATCATCTACATGAACCGAAACGAAGGTCTCGCTCTTTCCAAACTTGCACTGGACGCAGAAGTCAGCGTCCAGACTCTCTACAACTGGATCGACTGCCGCGTCATGTTTCCACACTTCAAAACTATCGCCAAAGTTGCCAATGGTCTTGGCCTTGATGTCTACTATGCCGACCGTGCTACCAACACTGGTCTACACGAACTGATGGCAATGAGAAAAGCCGCATGACTACCATATGCCTCGACTCTCCGCCCAACCTATGCCCCAGTTGCCGATCTAATTCAATCAATCGTGTCAGAAGTGATGAAAAATATATCGAAGTCATATGCCGTGACTGTGGCCTTGAATGGACCAACATCTACGATTTCCATCACACCGAAATTGAAATCGAACCTGAAAAAATTGTTCTTACTCAAGATCAAAAAGACAGACTTGCTCTCTGTCACACCTACATCGACCCAAAACGCTGCGTAGGTAACCGTCTCGTTCACAGCAAGTATTGCTGTCTACATTGTGGGAGCGATAATCCTTCTGGCCACTGCGACTTCAAGGAGAAAGATGATGGCTAACATGAGCTACTGCGCCATCGAAAATACCGCTCCTGATCTTGAACAATGTCTTGACATGTTAAATGAACAAGAAGTCTGCGATTTTGGTGAATATGAACTCAAGTCTTTAATGGGATTACTTAGCACCTGCCGTATAATCACCGAAAATTTTGATACCCCGGAATTTCACGAAAAGATCGAAGAAGCCTTGCAGAAGCATAAACCATAAACGGAGCAAACATGAAGACATCAGCCTTTACCATCCTCGAAATTGCAGGCGATCAAATTGAAGACCGCGCTGCCGAGCGCGACATCCACGCTGAACGCAGCATGAAACGCACTGTTGCCATCTTCAATGCTTACAGTGAACACAAACTCACTGAAGAAGAAGGCTGGATGTTCATGGTCTGCGTAAAAATGGCACGTTCCCGAGGGGAGAAAACCAACATTGACCATTACGTCGACGGTGCTGCTCTTTTCGGACTCGCAGGAGAGTCTATCGATTTTCCCCCTCCTATCGCACTCGTTGATGATGACAACGATGAGGAAGAGGTGGAAATTGTCTTCGAACCTGCAGTAGAACCAGAGACACCTCCTTGTCCCCACAATCTCATGATTCCCCCCAACCCACCCGAGTTCCTAAAAGATGTGTCCATCTGCATCGACTGCGGTGCCCTCTTCGACACCAAAACCAACGAACCGCTGGGATTCCTCTCAGCAGAGGATGATGAATTGGTTATCACAAGCAAACCCGCAGCAACTAATCCCTTCGACTCCTTGGTCGTAGCTGAAGCCTTGCCGGAGAGAAAATCATGGCAGACCACCTCACACCCATCGATGGCGAGTACATCCGGCGTAAAATCTTCAGGGAAAAATGGATCATTCTCCCAGCGATCAGACAAGAAAAAAGGCCAGCAATCCGCTGGAAACACTATCAGCAGGAGCCACCAAGTCCAGAAGAACTCTGGAGCAGCATCACCAAATTCGACACAGGCCACTACTGCGTCCTCACCGGCAAAGCCAGCGGCATCACCGTCATCGACTTTGACACTCCCGTCAACAAAGACTTCAGGCCAATCTCCCGCATCCCGTGGCTCTGGTTCAAGTACACAAAAACCCCCAGTGGCGGGCGTCACTACTACTTCAAATGGGAAGAAGGACATCGGCGCGGGCTAAATGTCTACCCTCGCATCGACATCCCGCATATTGTAATGCTTTACGCCCAACCAGTTGTGTATTCAGAACCTTACTGGATACGTGAGTTTATGAAATCACTTCCATCCCCTTCAGCTTCAGTCATCCCTGTAGCACCATTTGAACCTATGACCATACATCAAGACGAATTAATGCGATGCGATTTCATTCGCTGGTTCCAAAACAAACGCAATGATCCAGACTGGGAAAATCGTTACGCAACTGCTCGTGCTTACGCATCTAATGCCTATCTAGCAGCCGATGCGACCCCCGAATTTCTCAGTCTCGGCCACCACTATCGTCACACCAACAACATCTACAAAAATGTTTCGTTCCCACTTACTTGTCGTAATATTTACAGCCAATGGAAATGCCCACATTTCCACGAACCCACAACCACGTGCCTGAAAGCAGCAGGTATAACCACACCCTACGGGCTTGCCGGAAGACACACACATGACTGACGAGAAAAAGCAAAAACGACGACGACTAAAACTGGATATTACTGTACATGCTGATGATAAGGAGGACTTGGCAGACAAACTGCACGACATTGCAGATACTATCAGCAAAAACATTGATGACAAAGATATACCCATCAAACGAGAACACTAAACATGAAAATCAATAGTAAACATCGCTTTCTTCTCTGGACAGTTGGCTTCCTCGGCCCAGTTTTCTCGCACCTAACACTCAGATTCATACCCAAAGAACATTCGATAATCCGATCCGGTCTCGTTCCTTATCTTCCCGACTACGATTCTTCTGTCATTGAACTAGATTCATTCAATGGAGAGCCTCCCCGCGACCAATCAGATCGCAATCGAAACTATCACCACGCTCTTTTAGTAGCTCTTGCTCATCAACACACATGGGAAAATACTCTGTACGCCCTTCTAAGTGCACTTGAATCCCCTCTTGCTTCAGATATAAATTCCATGATGGATCAATTTGAACAATGTGCTATCAAAGTTATGAAAGAAACAAACATGGAAACGGCTCCTGACATGTTAAAATCAATTATTCCAGTATTAAATAATACAGGAAGCATTTTGCCATACGTTGCAGCCTTTTTCCCCAGTGACACCTTTACTCGCCCACACAACATCGGTTATTACATCCGTAGAATAATCGGAAAAAACCAGATGAGTAATCACTGGCCCATGCACCGAGAAAATCTTCGGTCAGCACTTGGTTTAATCGACATGGTGCCACCTTCCTGTTTTCCTACAATGCCGTCTCACTTCGTTCATCGTGCACGCAACAAACCGGAGAATATCGCCTATACTCCCAACCTCCAATATCTTATTGGAGATCGCCAACTGAGCATACGACCGGGACGGTATCTTTCACGTGAATTCCCATTTATGGATAATGAGCAAATCAAAGACGCCGTTGCTTCATTCACAGCCGACATAGCAATGCAACGTCTTTTCTTCGCAGAAAGTTCTGATGACGCAGAAGAAATCTACCAAGACGGCCCCAGTTCTTGCATGGATGGATCACATACCTTCGAAACTGTTTGCCACCCCTCTCGCGTCTACTTCTCACCTGATACTACCGTTGTTGCTTTACGCCGCCAAAACGGAAGTAGGGGATATTCAGCACGCGCTGTAGTTAACAAAAATGATAAAGTATTTGGCCGCGTTTATGGCGATGAAGGCGTACTCAGTCGTTTACTAAAAGACTTAGGTTACAGATACAACGAAAGAGCTTTAAATGGTTGTCGCCTTGCTGCCATTGATAACGGCGACTACTGTAGCGGCTCCTATGTATTCCCTTATATTGACGGCTTCTGCTACGCTTTTGGCATAGTAGAAGACTCAGATGGTGAATGGTTTATACCTTCTAACGATAGTATGGAAGATATGCAAACAATTGATGCAGACGCCACACAAGGCTATGCACATTTTGACCAAGGGCGGTATTGTGAATGGTGTGAAGAACGCCGTGATATCGAGTTTACTACGATTCATACCGGAACAGATGTATGTCAGTCATGTATAGATAATTACTTCGTAGAGGCCCACAACTTACACGGCTGGACTTCTTGGGTCGAAATTAACAATGAAGACCTTGTCAAATCAGAATGCCAAGACCAATTCTTTGTTAACTACGAAGCCGCCATAAACAACGGGTTTCTGTACTGTGAATATAACGACGACTACATGAGAGCAGATGATCTCCTTGAAGATATCTCCGGTGAATACATCCCGAATGATGAAGCCTTTCCTGTTCTTAATGATTCTGGTGATGTCACATTCATGCTTACCAGTGATATTATAAATGAAGATATGATCATCGGCCCTGTTGATGGCGGCAAACTCGCTGTCTGCGATATGGATTTTATAGAAGAAGCCGAATTCACAGATCGCCCAGAACCACTCCTTCACTTCTGCGCAGACCTTCTATTTAACGGAGAAGATGTAAAATGCATCAAAACTGATTCTGCTCACTACTTCAACGTGAGCGAAGACATCTATCGTACGCAACCTCTGGCAATTACTCCCCTCGACACTTACTTCTCTTCATTCTTGTCGAATTCTTTAATGGGTGCTGATATTCTTGATTCATGTAATTGTCCCGCCCTTGAAATCACCCAGTCCCTACATAAGTACATCGTCTATTCATACCTCAAAGCATGTAAAGAAAATCGAACTGAACCTTGTAAGCCAGAAAACTTACCTTACACCTGTGATTCTGTTATCACGTCTATTCATGCTATTGAATTCTATCTCACTCTCGATAAATTTAAGCGCCTTCAATCTCTAATCGATGAAGCCATGGAAGACAATGCAGAGCCCATTGAACCCACAGCAGAAGAGGTTGTTGCCTGATGAGAATACTATCCCCCACCAAATATGAACTGAATGTTCCTGCGTTGTTTAACATTCTTTCCACAGGACGCCCTTACAACGGCAGACATGAGTCACAACTTGCAGAAGACTGGATTGATCCAATCCCCGGATGCATTGTTGATAGTACAGGCAACCGTCTAATCAGCATTGGTGAAAATTACCGCAATGCTTTTTCCTGCCATCTTGATACCGTTCACAACAAAGACACTCGTCACCAACTGGCTGTAGTCAAAGACACCTGCACCATCTTTAACCACGACGGGGGAGTTTTAGGTGCTGATGACGGCGCAGGTGTATGGATCATGTTAATGCTGATCAAGTACAACGTACCGGGACAATACATATTCCACGTCGGAGAAGAAATGGGAGGTATTGGCAGCGATGCAATCGCTGAATTCAATCCCGAACTGTTAGAAGACATTGATATGATTCTGGCATTCGACCGCAAAGGCACCAAAGACATCATTACCAGCCAAATGACAGGTGTCTGCTGTTCACAAGAATGGGCCTATGCCTTGGCAAAACAGCTAGATATGGGCCACTCTCCTGCTACTGGTTCATTCACTGACACCGCCAACTACGTTCACTTAGTCCCCGAATGCAGCAACATCAGTATTGGATACTACGAGGAACACAGCAAATTCGAACACCTTAATGTAGAATACCTTGTGCAACTCACCGACAAACTGATCGATATAAAATGGCATGAACTTCCTGTCAAACGTAATCCATCCGAAGACAACTACCGTTATACTTACAGTTATGGCAGTGCACGCGACGGTTTTGGCTATGAAAGCCAGTTACCAAAAACAGCAACTACTAAATCACTACCAAAACCCATTCGTGATCGAACTCGTGTTGAACACCTAGAACTCATTGCTGAACTTCTCAAGTATGAATCAGATGCCGCTGCTGAATACATCTATTCTACACTTGGATTTGACTATGACGATTTTCTAAGTGATCTTGAAGAGAAATGCGTAATGCAATACGAATGGGGGTTTAACCAAAACACCGGAGGCAACATATGATCAAAAGCTGGTCAATGAGTCGTCTAAAAGAATTCGAAGAATGCCCTTACCGAGCGCTTCTTCTTTATGGCCCAAACAAACTGCCCGTCCAATCCAGTCAAGAACGAGACGAGATACTAGCTCGTGGAACCGAATGGCATGGATGGGCAGAGAACTTTGTTCTTGGTAAAATTGCTCTTCCCGAAGGTCTTTTGCCATACAAAAACTTACTCAGTGAATATCGTGACACTATAGAGATGTACCCAAAACACACTTGGGTAGAAACTAAATGGTGCCTCGACAATGATCTAAAATCTACAGGCTATTATGATGACGACGCGTGGGCACGTTTCGGTGCTGATTACTGCCACTACAACCCCGAACTTGCCATCCTGAGTATCACCGATTACAAAACCGGTAAACGCACAGGAAAAGAAGTCGTTCATTTGCAGCAACTAATCGCTTATGGCTGCGCGGCTAAACACATCTTTCCATTTCCTATCGAAGCTTATGACCTTTATGCTGTGTACTTCGATTCAACCAATACCAAACCGTTTCACAGACGCTTCAATAAAGAAGCCATCACAAACATGGAACAAAAACTCTGGCACCGTGGTTTATGTATGACTACAGCTACTGAGTTTCCTGCAAAACCCAACGCATGGAACTGCAGATATTGCCCATTCTCATCCAACAACTCCAATGAGTGCCCACATAGCCCAGATTTCATGTGAGGTAATAAAATGCTAGCGATCCCACCCCAGTTTGACCACCAAGTAAAAACAACTAATTACTTATCTCCTTTGCCCTACGGATTTGATATGTCCGATCCGGGCACTGGCAAAACCCGTTCATTAATCGATACCATCGACACACTGCAAAAACAGGGCAGTGGTCGCGCTCTTGTCCTTTGCCCAAAGTCCATTACACGGGCGGCATGGGGCAAAGACATTCGCACCTACGCCCCCCATATGACCTTCTGCATTGCTACAAATAAAAACCGAGAAGAAGCCCTCAAAAATAAACTAGCAGACATTGTCATCACTAATCATGATGCCGTCCGCTACATTGACCCTAAATGGATCGATGGGTACTTCGGCATCTTGGTCATAGATGAATCTACGGCGTTCAAAAATCCAGGGTCTAAACGCACCAAAGCTGTATTCAACATGCGGCAATATTTCAAACACATTTACCTAATGTCAGGTACAGCCATTCCTAATACCGTACTTGATATATGGGCACAAATGTTCATCCTTGATGAAGGAGAACGTCTAGGCAAAAGTTTCTACGGTTTTCGTATGGCAACCTGCGCACCCCAGCAAGTAGGACGCGACGCTAAAATGGTTCGCTGGATTGACAAACCCGGTGCTGTAGATGCCGTTAGCGGAATGATATCTGACTGCACCATTCGTCATATCTTTGAAGAATGTATCGACATTCCTCCACACTCCGTTCACAACATCGAAACCGAAATTCCAGCTCATGTCTTAATGGAGTACCAAGAATTTATCGCCAAAAAATTTATGGATTTTGGCAACCCAGTTCCCGGTTCTATCGATCCAGTCCATGCAGCAGATTTTATGAATAAACTTCTGCAGATCACAGCCGGAACTGTCTACGACCAGACAGGTGGTATGCACTGCATGTTTGAAGATCGCTATGAATTGATCATGGACCTTGTAGAAGAACGTCAACAATGCGTCATTGCTTTCTTATGGAAACACCAACGTGACAAGCTGACTGAGCTAGCTGCCAAAAGAGGATTCACATTTGCTGTTATCGACGGAGACACCAGTGATGACACTCGTTTAGAAGCCGTAGAAGCGTTTCAACGAGGGGAGCTTAGAATCATCTTTGCTCACCCACAAACTGGTGCCCACGGCCTCACTCTAACGCGGGGAACAACTACTATCTGGACCAGCCCAACTTATAACCTTGAACACTATCTACAGTTTAACAAGCGCATCTATCGCGCCGGCCAAACCCGCAAAACGGAGACCATACACATATGCGCATTGGACACGATAGAAACCGAAGTGTACAATCGGTTACAAGAAAAGCAAGGAACCCTCGACGACCTTCTAATGTTAGTAAGTCAGCAATATTAATATATTGGAATGTTAGAGCATTCTGCGTGAAAACATCTGACGAAGTTAAGTTTGATACACAGGGCTACACCATCACTCAGGTCGAGCGGATAGCCCTGCTCCGTTTTCGTGAAACTCACGGATATGGAAAACGACGTGACCTGAATTTCACAATCAACATGAAGGAAGACAACAAATGAATGTACGTTTCAGCACCGATGAGTTTCGCATGATGCATGATGCACTCAAGCTGGCACAGGACGCCAACCGCACTGACATGGGCATCGCCGCCGCCGCTGGCGATATGAAGGAGGTCGAAGCCCTCGCCCTTCAGAATGCCGATGTAACGGTTACCCTTGGCAAATTGGAAGCCAAGATCAAAGCCGGTGCCACACCCAGAAAAGCCGTTAAGAAAGCGGCCAAAAAGAAGGCATAAGTCCAATGTCTGACCCCGTTAACCTTGGTAACCTCATCGATCAGTGGATGACTCTTCTGTCTGAAAAATCAGACATTGAAGCCGCTCTTCGTGACAAAAAGAAGGAGGCTGAACTAATCCAAGAGTCTATTGCCAGCAATCTCGATGCTATTGGCCTCGACCTTGCACGTGGGAATCTAGGCTCTGCCTTCTTTTCTGAAAATGAAACTGTGGCACTGGAAGACCCACAAGCTTTTGGTGATTACGTCGTCGAAACGAACCAACCTTTCTTGTACCAAGCCAGATTAGCTCCCAAAGCTGTACTGGAAATGATCAAGTTAGGTTCGGTAATTCCGGGTGTAAAGCCCATCACAACGCGAAAACTGTCATATAACCGAGGTGGAAAGCAATGAGTGGAACCGATATTGCAACTCAAATTCAGAAACAAATCGCAGAACAGTCTGAAAATCTCGCGGACTCTCTTCCGCAACCTGCCGGGTTTAACATCTCAACTGAGGGCAAGATGTTCACTCTACCCAACGGCCGATCTGAACCCGGCCCGCTGAACGTCGTCATTCTCGACTTTGTAAACTTCTACGCGTATTACATCGACGACTGGGTACCGGGAGTATACTCCCCGCCTGTCTGTTGGGCACTTGCTCGTAAAGTCAAAGAACTCGCACCAAGCGAGAATGTCGAGAAAAAGAACAAGCAGAATGACCTCTGCTTTAACTGTCCAATGAATCAGTATAAGTCTGCTGCCAACAAGCGAGGTAAAGCTTGTACCAACTACGCACGTCTTGCCGTGGTTCCCGCCAACCCGAAACACGGTAATGATGTGATGATCCTGAAAGTCGCCCCCAAGGGACTTACAGGTTGGGCAGCTTATGTCGAGCGTATCAACATAGCGACCAATTCAACTCCGATTGCTGTAGTCACTGAAATCAGCTTCAACAAGAATGAGGTTTATCCAAACCTTCTCTTCAATGACATCGGCAAAAACGAGAATCTGGACGCGTGCTACCCGCTACATGCGGAAGCGCAACCGTTACTGTGGTCGGAACCAGAGCCTGAATCCGACTAAACCATGAACGAGTCCTCACATACGAGGACCATAACCGGAAAGTTGCCCGGTGTGGTGTATGCGTGGAAAATCCACGACAACATCACATCGGGCATACTTGATGCTTACTTCTCCGGTACAGCACGTGACTTCTGGATTGAATTCAAATTTGCAGAAAAACTACCCAAGTCCATTAACCTAGTTACTCGCACTCACGTTCCCTGCCTATCTGGCAAACAACTTCGTTGGATTGATGGACGTTATGCCGAAGGGCGCAATGTCGGTGTCATCCTTTCTGATATGAAACGAAGCATCATTCTTTTGAACCGTGACTGGTACAACACTATCGACACCACCACCATGCCACTGACACGTCAAGATGTCATTGCATGGATCACCCACCAAGCAACCGAGAGCAAAATACTATGGAACTCGACAGCGGCAAATTCATTCAGGCACTCACCGACACTCTGACCAAAGTTATCGATGAATGCGAAGACACAAAAGAATTCTACAAATTTCTTCGTGGCGCTCCCAAACGTATGCAGGTTCAACCTTCTAAACTTACTATAGCTGCCCTTGCTGAATACACATCAGCCAATTTATTGTTATGCGCGTATCTAAATTTCCGTGTACGCCAACCGTCAATCTCCGATCTACATTCAATTCAAATGTATATGAAAATCGAACTCGACTCATTATCTGCAGAATCCTTCCATGCAATAGAAGAACTAAAAAAGGCAGAAAAAAATGGGTAATTACAATACACCCCCTTCAATAGTCATCATGGATATCGATGGCACACTCGCTGACATCACTCACCGTCTACACCTTATCAAACCCTCGCTCGTCGATGTCCAAGTCAACTTCAAGCCTGACTGGAAGAAATTTCACTCCGACTCCGAGATCGCCAAGGACACGTTGATCGATCCTATCTACCGCTTAAACCAAATGATTTATTTTGCCGGCTACGAAATTCATTTAACTTCTGGTCGCATGGAAAGCAGTCGTGAGAAAACTATTAACTGGCTTGAAGATCACGGCGTATTTTTTCACTTCCTGCATATGCGTAAAAATAAAGACTACCGCGCCGACTATGTCATCAAAAAAGAAATTCACGATGCTTACTTCATAGATCGTGAAATTCTCTTTGCTGTCGACGACCGTACCCAAGTCGTGGAGATGTGGCGTGACCTCGGCATCAAGACTCTGCAAGTGGAGAAAGGAAACTTCTGATGGGCATACCGATAGAACTCAATAAACTCTTAGAAGAAAACACCCGCTGGATTGCTGACGACATCATCAAAAGCGGGTTCAATTCTATTCGTGCCAATCTTTTACGTGCCTGTATGCAATATGACTCCTTTTCAATTAGAGAACGTGCAAAAGACAAAATTAAGATAAAAGCAAATCAACGCAGATTAGAAAGAATGAATAATCTGCCCAAGTTAGTTTACAACTACACAGAAAAATTCTTTCAGAAAAAAGACAAAACAGAATTTCCAACTGTACGTCGTGTTTCTCGTGCCCTTAAAGTAAAAATACCAGATATTTTACAAGCCATTGAAGATCACGAACACATGTTTACTTCAGGTCACAACATAGAAAACATCACTGACGGCAGTCTCTATGTTGAAACAACGGTACCTGACTAATGGATAACATATTTTTCATCCTTGTCATTATTATTATCCTCGCCCTCATAGCCAGAAAAATAGGATAGCCCATGCGCATTGATAAGCACATCATCCGACACCTACACGCTATGTCACCAGAACTGGCAGATGACTGGAGACAACGTCCGCTCGTATTAATCCCCCCTGACCAATATAATGACATAGCAAGTCCTCGACCCGTATCTATTGAAGAAAAAATTAGCTGCGCTTTTTGGAACCTAGAATGGCTACCTTTTCGGCGCGCTATTTATACTATTCAGTTAAGCCTCAACCAACTCGAAAGAATTTCTAAAAAATACTCTGCTGATTCTAACTTCGCCAAAAACCTAAAAGGTGTTCACAACCACGCCGCTTTATTTTTATCTGTTGAACCTAGTCATCTTATGGACCCTAACGGTGAAGAAATAATTACACGTGCTGCTCTTATCACTGAAGTAGATAATACTATACGCGAAACTACTTTCTTTAATCTCGGGCGTGAAGAACAATCAGGCTATACCGATCCTCAACCTTATATAGTCTACTCTTTATGCCCTGAAGAACGCCAGCCCTATATGACCGGAGTCATCGTCTCTTTGTTTAATACTATTTATTTATGGAACCAATGGGTCCAAACAAGCGATCATTACTTCATAGAAGCAAAAAATAAACCCCGTCATCTTCATACTGCAAAAGAAATCAAACACAAACCGTGGAAAGATGATGACTACACCGTCATCCTCGCGTTGAATCGCATGCCCAGTAAACCCCATGAATCTCAAGGTGGACACCACGCCTCCCCTCGCGGCCATGATCGACGCGGACACTGGCGTCGTCTCGACCACCCACGTTTCCGCAACCATCCAAAATATGGCCAGCGCATCTGGATCAAACCCACATGGATCGGCGCACTAGAGAAAGACTATCGCGGTAAAATCTACCGTGTAGTTGATCCTTTACCGATGACAGGAACCTGACATGGCCAAATCACCCAACGACCTTGAAGTCGAACGGATCATGAGAATGCCAGCATCTGAACTTCTCGACTACATCATGGAAATGCCCGAGTACCTGACTGACAGTTACTACTCAATCCTTGGTAACGCCATTCGCACCCGCCATGCACAATTCTTCGGAGACAAATCTGATGCCAAAAACCGGTGACCTCAGACAAATTCATTGTGAACACTGTGGTAAGACCACAGAATTTTACTATGACTCCCCTTACCCACAGACTCGTGAAACCCCCGAAGAGCCCGGCGGCTGGCAATGCCAAGAATGCGATGAATACGCACCTGACCCAGACGAAGGTGACGACGGATATGGCGACTATCTCTACGAAGCAGAGAAAGATCGTCAGATGGACCTATACTTCGCAGACAAGGAGAAAAAATAATGCCTTGCCCAACCACCACCCAAGAATGTCGTGACGCATGCCTGAAATATCATATCCCTCTTCACATGTGGGAAGGTATGACTAACTACTTCATCAACCACGCTGAAGCGGGAGATTTCTTACGTTTGATAATTAGCAACAACTACTACGATGCTGCCAGCCACGCTGACAGCACCAACCAATACTGTCTATTGGAATACATCAAATACATTTACAACTGCGCCCCGCCCGGCAGTCACGGATCACCCGAAGCCTACAAAGCATGGATAAAACATCATGAAACGCCGTAACTTCCTCAAAGGTATGATTGCCGCTGCTACGGCTCCAGCCTTCGTCCGTTACGGCTCACTCATGGTACCTGCACCGCTCAAAGACACTTTCTTATCATACTATGAGCAAACCATCACCATCGACCAAATGCGCACTGGCCGACAAATCCTTCAACGACAAGACCTCGCTGCCAAAATGTACAGCGAAGCATTGCACAATGAACTCGACCCTATCCGCCAACGCTGGGTATTCCTACTTAACCAAACTGTAGGAGACGGCAACTACAAGATAAAGGATTCATAATGAGCAACAACAACCGAGTCACACTAAACCCCCATCCAAGTATTATCGGTAAACCCGCCGGTGCCCTTCCAGTTGGTGACATCTTCATCTACGAAGGATTTTTTTATATTCGTACGCCTTCAAGAACCGCTAGCGCTACTGATATCTACTGCGCTGTTAACCTACACAACGGCAACCCCGCTACCATCCAAAATGGTAATGGCATTGTTACACCTGTAGAAAAAGGAGACTCTATCGAACTTATGGTTTCTATCTGAGTTGATTATTTTTTTATTTGAGGCTAAAACCTAAGTGGGGCTCGGGGAGTACAAGCCATGGCTGAATTTGAACTGACATACACCCTCAAGCGGAGAATTTCTTTTCCGGCACGGGACATGAAGCACGCTGCTGCACTAATCAAAGGCGTGATCAACACCATGCACCGAGGGCTCTCGGAATCTGACTACACCGTCCTGTCATTAGGGAAAACTAATGAAAAACAGCAGCCGAAGAAAGCCGGGGCCGAAGATTCGGCAACTGATACTCTTTGATGGAAAATGGGGCGACCCTCGGGCTGTAGATACCACGGGGGGTATGCCCTTCGTGAGCATTACCTGCGATTTCAGGCCTAAATCCGAACCGATCATGCGGCTGGGAGCCTTGACCTGTGATAACACACCCATCGTCCCCTTAACGGAAATACCGTTCAGTTCACTAATGAAGATGCTGAATGTCGGCGCGGCTGATCTGGTAGAGACTGAATGGGCCAGAATCTTCGGAGATGACTGGCGGGACCACTACCGTTCCCCGCTCAAAATGCATCGGCAATATGCCGACATCATACGAGAGAACAGCGGTGACGAAGATGAACTGGTGCGCCGCAGCATCGTCTTTGTGATTTCACTCATCGAAATGATGGGCTACACCATGCTGGCCATGTCCGTTCGAAGGGTGCTGGAGTCCTTACTTGGAATTCGCGGGAAGCACTGGTACCATAAACGCTGACATCTATGGGTGGGTGTCCTCTTCGGTGGTTTTGACGGGCTGGTGCTACCGCACTAGCCCGTTTTTTATTGCACCTGCTCTGTCAGCCAGTGCCGCAAGGGAGGCATCACCGAAATCCCCGGTGTGAAGCGAGGGATAACCGTGCTGAGTTCCTTGGTGAGTGCTGTTTCTGTCATTGTCGCGGCAGGCCCAAGCAAAGACAGGATGAAGAGCTTACCTCGCTCCTGTGACTCCATGGCATCCCAGAGGAACTGCATTGGCCCCAGAGCGCCTGACCGCTCTACTAGCTCGGCCATGTACCCAGCCGCTCCCCTCTGATGGTTGTAAGGGGTCTCGTCAGATGCTCCGTACTGGATTATATTCCGCAACTCCATGCCTACCATGGCAAACGGCAGAACGGCCAGCAAAGGTAGGAATGCGGCCATTTTAGCCAGCGTTCCGGGCCTCGTCTTGGCTACATCGATCAACCGATGCACCAGATTGGCCCAGAATGAGTAGCCAAACTGCTTCAGGTGCCATACAAGCATCCAGTGTGGGTCAGAGGCCCACTTCGGCCGCTGAGAGGCGTCAGGGCGAAATATGGACTCCGAGACGAACCGATTCAGGGCAATAGTCACTTTGCGGGCCAGAGCATCGTTCTCAGCCCCCGGAGTCACCTGCCACGTCTTCTGGCCTTCATGGAACCAGTTCAGGACATCCTCGGCCTTGAGATTCAGTTCTGTAAGGTAGCTATCGCCATACTCCGTACGGTTTGTAGCGTGTTTATGGAGAAAATCCTTGCCCATCTGCCACGAATACATGCGCATCGCGGCCGTCCACTGGTGCAATCCGATCCAGCGGAAGAATTTCTCGTTCATTTTCTGGTAGATAGGGGTCATATACCCCGTATCAAATCGTTCAGCCAGCACTGAATGCATGACATTGTCGACCACCAAACCATGAGTCTGGGCCAGCTTCCATAGCTCGTTGTCGCCTTTCTCACGCACGGCCTTGAAAGCATCACGAAGGTGAGTAAGGCTGAAGGTCACCGAACCGTTGGACCGCACGATCACATTGGCAAGATCGACGAACGATGACAGCGTGGCGAACGGCAGCAACAGGAAGTTCAGAAACGTCTGCGTCAGGGAGTAGAACCGGCGCAGCGCAGGCGGGATATCCTGACCCAAACGGCCAAGGTAACCTTCCTTCACTTCAGACCACCATTTTAACTGCGCGGCCGACGCGCCCTCTTCATTCGCCAGCCGCATCAAGCGTTGGAACCCTACATCGTGATCCCAGTACGGCGTGCCTGCTTCAGTCATGGCCACGCCACCATACCGGCGCTCGTACTCAACCCGTTTGATCATGGCGTGCATGTAGCTCTGCATGACGTGGGTCATGCTCTTCGCCATGTACTTCTCCAGCACCGGTGCGGCGTCGGCCAACTGCTGCTGACGACTCTTGCCTTGGGGGTTGCCCGGAGCAAAGGTGCGGTCAGGATCGAACCACGCGTCAACATTGTCGTTGCCCATGTACGACTGCCACAATTCCTCGGCTCCCTGACGTGTGAACCCGAGTTTTGTCACTACGTCGGTGATGAATTCATCCCTGTTCTCCATCAGAATCTGGGGGTCGAGGACGCGAGGGAAGTAATTCGCATTCCACCGTTTGATGCCATACTCCACCGGGGCACCGCTGCCCTGACGGCTTTCGTACATCGCACCGATGTAGTCGTCGTAAAAGGAATCCAGATAATCACGGAACGCTGAGACATGTGCACGTACTTCAGCATTGCGAATGCTGCTTAGTGGCGTCTCAGACTGCAGATACTTCAGCACCTGATCGTGCTGTTCGGTATTGCCATGCTCTTCTAACAACTTTGTCAGTTTAAGCTCGACCCACTGGCCGCGTTCCCGGTCAATGGAATGCTTGATTGTTTCATCACCGATCTTGACTGTCTCCACTCGGCCATCAGCACGGGTGATGAAGACTACGTTGTCATGCCACTCCCCCGTCACTGGGTGACGATCACCACGGGCGTGGCCGGGCATATCAGACCACTGCAACCCGAAAGCGCGAATGGCCTTGATGATCTTGCCATCTGAGTTCTTCTGCAACCACAGTGAGCGGTTCGCCCACCGAATGTAGCGGTCATAAATCTCAGCAATGAATCCTCGCGTATCCTTCCATACGTTCTTGGCTCCACTGAATGCCATGGCGAAGACACGACTCCGCGCCGTCACTTCGTCCACGCGACCTACGACTGGGCCGCTACGCCCGCCATCTGCAAAGTAAGACACCTGCCCCTCTTGGAATTGGCCCATCCGTCCACGCAGTCGGTTGTATACCTCATCGAACATTTCGTTCTGGTTGCGGAATTCGTCATAGATTTTGTCAGGCATGGTGTCGCGGGTCGTGATCACGGCCAGCATGTCGAGAAATTCGTAGACCACATCCTCTTCGGATTTCTTCGGGTTGGATATCTTGAGTATGGATTTGATCGTGTCACCCAGCCGCCGCATGAACTTGCCAACAACGGTCTTCGGATCATTCTTGATGGTGGACTTACGTCCCCGCATCGTCGAATCCACCAGCCATGCAGCAAAGCGATCAGCAAACCACTCTTCAAAGATTGGGGCTGGACCCTCTCCCTTCCAGTCAGCCGCGTACTGCTTGTAGCCCTTCATCAACTTCTTCCACACTACGGAGTTCTTCGATTCCTCGACTCCCAGTAGCGCGTCCTTGGTGACGTGGGCCATTTCATGGGCGATATCACGGATCATCGCCTCGGGGTTATCTTTCAGCGCCGGGTCGATTCTGATCGTGACTTCGATCTTGCGCTTATGCTCTCGCATTCCCGGCTCTGTCCAGATCGTAACCTGACTGGGCATGCCTTCCTTCTCATTGAACCCAAAGTTGAAGTCGATGCCGAACCGGTCCAGACCACTCACGCGATAGATGGCTTGGATTGTTTCCAGCATGGGATTCGTGACTGTCTTCCGTGCCCCCTTACCCTTCGTGGTGTTCTCAGGCAGGAACCCATTCTCGAAAGCCAAGGAACCTAGCTGGCGTGGCTCACGGAATCGCTGAATCGCCAGAGGGTTCCCGGTGTCAGGGTCGAGCGCGACATCTGTGCTGAAGGTCATGCCCGCTTCGGTTTCTGTCTGCGCCAAATTATGATCGACGACATCCATGCCGTACTGCTCATGTTCAGCAACTTCTTCATGCAGCGCGGCGACAGCTTCGGCTTCTTCGTCGATAGCCATCTGCCCATTCCAGAACGGAGCCCCTTCACGCTTTAACGAAGCCAACCGGGAACGCAGTACCCGATTTAAGGGCATCAGATTGCGAATCTCCGAAACTCGCATAGAGTTCAATAGATACAGGGACTCAAGTTGAGTCGTGATGCCAGCAATCTTTTGGTCCAGCAAGGGGATGCTTGCATGACGGAAAGCATCTATCTGCGTGACGCGTATGTACTCACGCCGCATCCGCTGCAGGCGCTGTATTTCATATGGAATCGACATTTGGCTGATCAGTGTAGATTCAGCATCTACGCCCGTGTCGATATCGTTCTCTACCAGATATACCTGCAGTTCAGATAACGCCTTGCGCTTGGCTATGGTGTAGGCACCGGCTGCTTTGCCATACGCTGTCTCCAATGCACGCATATCCAGAACGCGTTTGCCTCGGCGCTGCACCGTAGCGTCTGCAAAGGCGGCTTCCCGATGTTCCTGAGCCTCACGTAACTGGGCACTCGCTTCTGCGAGTTTGGCAGGCGGGGTAACCACGGCATTCATCCCATCGACTTTAGCCTGCAGGGACTGCACTCGCGCTTCATGTTTCTGAAGTTCTTTGAATGCCGCACTGACCTTCTTGTCATCGTCAACTGTGATCTGCCCTTCGGCCTCCAAATCTTCGATCAGGATACCGTTCTGCGAAGCCCACTGGACGAGGCCGTTAGCAACACCAGTCATCGTAGCCAGTTTATGGTCGAGTTCAATCAGTCGCTTCTTCAGAGCATTGCCAACATCATCCCTGAACTTATGCAGCGCGAGTGTGGCCGCAGAACGCGTACGTTGCATATCGATGACGCGTTCTTTCACTTCTGCTTTCTGGCGCTTCGTCTCTGGCTTGAATTCGTACAGCCGCGTAGTACCAAGAAACGCGTCGGATTGGATAGTCTGTTCGATGAACTCATCTGTGATCGTATCCGGGTCCACTTGCTGCATCTGCCGCAAGATGGCCAGCCCCTGATGGGCACGTGCCTTCATCAGCTTGTCGAGATTCGCCTTGGTGTTCGACTCGTTGTAAGCGTGCGTGGCCTTGGCCACTTCATCCGTTGTGACGTCGACGATTCCTGCTAAGGTCTCTAGTTTGGTCTTGATGCCTTCATAGATTGAATGCAGTTCCGCCTGCCCAACACGATTCTCAATTAGCTGGGCACCAATATCGACGCGTTTGTTCTCTGCCTGAGCCGCCTGCAATCGTTGCATCGCTTCGTTGCGCAGAGCGATCATGTCATCCGTTTCAAGGAACTCCATGGTCACCTTGTCCATGCCTTCCTTGAGTGCCGCACTGTACGGCGTCTCTTCGTCGTGAAGGATGGTGAACACGGCTTCCATCTCATTGGTAATCGCCGTCTCAGCCTTGCGTAACTGACGATCCATAGCGGTTTTCAGCTTTGGCTTGGCTGACGCAATGGATTTTGCCCGCGCCTTGATGCGTTTGTACTGAGCAACTTTGCCCTTCAGGCCGGCGACACGTTCCATGCTGCGTTCGATGCTGCGTTCGATCCACGCAGCTTCATCGTGCAGTTTGGATTCTCTCTGCACAGCCTTGAGCGCATCAGACAGACGACGAGCGGTACGAATTCCAGTGCCATAACCAACGATGAGGTCAGCCCTGAAGCGCGTGCCCATCTTGTCGGTTACTACTTGTGGCACAAGCTTTGTGCCCTTGCCATCAGGCATCGTGCGATCATTCAGTAGCACATAGCCGTTATCCAGTAGGGCGGTGATGCCGTTGGCAAGGTAGCGTTCTTGGTTGAGTACATGACGCTGTGGCGATTCAATCCCACGTCGCTGACCGCCATCAAAGCTACGACCGTATTGAGCCAGCACACGAACGCCCAGATCGATGGGCTGCGGGGGCGTGTGCACCTCTTCGCCCTTGGAGTTGAGCGTGGTCTTCGCAGGAGCCAAGAACTGCAATGTGGTCTGCAGGTAGTGGGCTTCATCAGCCGTGTCGAGTTTATTCTTGGCGTAGCTCTTGGCCTGATCGATCATGGAATCGAAAACCTGCTGGAACAGGCGATGCCGATTCTCATGCCAGACCCACGCCAGTTCGGTGCCCTGATGAGTGCGGAGAGAGAACGTCCACGCACGGTCTTCCATCGTGCCGTCCTGACGCTTCTGCTGCATGTCGGGGTTGTACGTCAGGAAGAGTTGGTTCAGACCCTGTGGGTCCATCAATGATTCCCGCGTCATGGCCGTCTCGACATTATTGTCCTTGGCCCACTGCTGCTGTTCAGCAATGAACTGATCGATCTTGGCCTTGTGCTTGGTGTCCAGTGCATCAAACAACATCGGAGATACTGGAACATGAATGATATTCGGGTTCTCGGAGTCACGCTGCAGGCCGCGTTTGTTTATTAGGAAACTCTTATATATGCGTTCGGCCTGTGCGTTGTACTCAGGAGCCGCCTGAATTTTCAGACGTGCCTGCTCCAAGGCTACGGACAGGGCGTTGTAGTAACCCGTTGGCAGCATGCCGCCCACGACAGAGCGCAAACGACGCGGGTTATTGACCAGCGCTCCCATACCTTTATTGTCATAGCCGCTTGGGAAGATGCTCTTCAGTGAGAATCCTACGTCGATGCCGGCAACCTGACCGTGCTTGCCACGAATGTTATTGATGACACTCACAAACCCGGTGCGCCACGGTGACCCCTTGCCACCATCATCATCGGCCACAATCAAGTCTTCGCCCGGCACCCAGTCTGTCTGCGGATCGTTGCGGGTCAGTTCGTTGTACATGTCCCCCATCGATACGATATAGAACGCACCCCAGATTGCATTTTCGATCTCGGCGTTCGTACCATCAAAGATTAACTTCAGCCGATTACGCAGCCATTCAATAGAACGCTTCGGCCCAATGCGCGTGACATCACCTTCTAGGACGGTAGTCACAGCGATCTTGGCTACAGGGTCGCGTTCAATCTCTTCAATGATGGCATCCAGCACCGCTTCGGCTTGCTGATTGAACACATGCTTCTTAGGCTTGGACTTAATTGGTCGGGATGTAGCCAGCAGACTGTCCATGAACTTCTGGACAGAATTGACTGGTGGCTTACCAGCAAAGTCGGCTGACGTCTGCGGTGCCTGACCAAACAGTTTCTTGATCGCCGCCGCGAGGCCGGCAAAGAAACGCTCCAGTACTGTCTTCGGCTCTTCCTTAGTGTTTAGCCACGCCCCAATTTGATCGGCATACCACTCGGGCTGGCTAATTATATAACTAGAGATGAAATTCTTTACCGTATCCTGCGCATCACTCAATGCGCTTTCTCGCATTGCATCCGTGATGGGATCACCATTCTGCACAGCCAGTATGAAACTAGTCATGGCAGGAGTGCGGGCCAGCGTTTGGCCTCGCTCAACGCGCAACGTATCTACAACTTCTTGTGATGCAACGAAGCCACGCTGCTGTGAGACGGTATCTATGAATGGCGTAAGCTGTTTGAGAGCGGCTGCGAATTCGGCATCATTCAAAGTGCCAGCTACGAGTGCTGACTGCAGGCCATTAAACTCATCCATCAGTTTATTGGCACGATCTGTCAGGCCGTCAGTCACAACGCCGCTGCCACGTTTCAACCCTGCAAACGTACGGTAGGACTGCCGCATTTCTTTTAGCAGAGTGAAGTAGTCCCCTTCTGCCGTCTCTAGCATCCCATCGATCACTGCGCGATGAACGAGATGCCCGAATTCATGAGCGAGAACACCTTTCAGCGCAGCATTGTCTTTTAACACTGCTGGGTCGAGCAGTGTGGGATTGATGTAAATGATGGCCTCATTGGTGTAGGCCATGCCATATATGCCCCAAAGATACGCGTCATCGCGGCTATCTTCTGGGTCACGAAGCGTAACTGTTATCTGCTTTGCATATCGTTTCAGGCCAAGCATGTTTGCCCAGCTTCGTGCCAGTTTCGTCAATCGGAATTCCCGCGCATCAGGCTTTCTAAGTTCAAACACATAAGTATCGCGGTATCTGAGGTCAGACGATTCGTGGAGGCTGTATTCTGGGCGTGTGTTGATTGACACCATGCGGTTCCGATTCATCGGAAACGCCTTATTCAGTTTCTCAAAAGTATTACTGCGGTTCCAAGTTGCAAATTGAGAACTGAAGAACTGGGCGTCGAGGCCAATAAGAGGCACGCCGATTAACGCCTTCGGGCTATCGAAGATGTGGTCCGTAACAAAGTTCTGCGTGTACTCTTCGACGACCGTGAGGATTCCCTTGGCATTTGCAGCGTCAGTCAGCAGATGTTTACTGACTGCGGCTATTAACCCTTTGCCATAGGCTCCGTCGCTGAGTTCGACTTTGCCAAAGAGTGAATTGAGTCTGTTCATGACCGCAATTACAGCGGGCGTATCTTTTTGGATCGGGCCTACACCTGCATCTTCTGGTGCTACACCATCAGCCATGGCATCTGTGGGACCGGGGGCATTGCCTCGGTCGACACTGTAGGTGTTATCTACCAGCGTGTAGATGACTTCCTTGGCCTGCTTACTGATCTTCCGCGTGCCAATCAGCGCAACAGTGTCGCCTTCCAGTCGAGTGACTTCCGCAGGCTTGACGACGTTGTTCTGCGCTCCCTTGGTGATGCTGAACCACCGGTTCTGCTTCTGATCAAACAGGAATACAGGCTTGTCCATCTGCACGGCGTACTCAACGGCATACCCTGTCCCACCAGACACAGCCCCTCGCTTGTCGATGATGAGTTCACCTACGGCGTAGACCGCATCGGCATCGCGCACTTGGAAATAGTTGCGGCGCTGCAGATTGGTAGCAAAGTCAGTACTGGGTTTGCCGCTTCTATTAAGGCGACCACGTGCACGTCTGTACGCTGCATCGGCCTCAGTCAGTTGTTCAGGAGTCAACTCTACACGTTGGCCGCGTGCATTCTTATTTATGCTGTGGCCAGCGAACGACATGTGTACAGTCGGCACGTCTTTGTCAGCCAGCGCAGCAGACCACACAGAGTCAGAACCTATGGCACCACCTGAATAGGCAATCCCCGGCGTGCCGGCGGCGACACTTGCAGGCGCGACCTTATGCAGCGGAGCCGCTTCCTGCGATGTAGCAGGCGCAGTCTGCCTCGCTGCCTCGTTTCTCCGTTTCCGCGCTGCCCGGCCCTTGGCACCTTGGTTACTAGGTGCACGGCGCGGGGCTGTAGTAACAGGAGCCTTCGCTGGACGCGCACGTGGGTTTACACCGGGATCAGCTTCGTGCGGTTCAGACTTGGCAGCAGGTTTCTTTACATCTGAAGGCTTGGCTTCTATGTTGAAGTTTGTTCCGTAAGTGCGGTTTGCCCACTCAATGACTTGTCCTTCATTGATAGCACCTATGCCGAGGGACTTCGCTACTACATTGACTATACGAGAGCGCAAAACCTGCGGCAGTTTGCTGACGACACCTTCGACAGCGATCAGCGCATCTTTGTCTTCGTTAGATAGAAATTTAACTTCGGACTTCGCAGCAGGCTTCGCAGCAGGCTTCGCAGCAGGCTTCGCAGCAGGCTTCGCAGCAGGCTTCGCAGTGAAGTGTTCAGTCTGCGCATACTCCATCAAGTGAGTAAACGGGCCACTCTGCCCACGCAGGATATTTTCAATGATAAAATCTTCGCGGCCTTTTCCTTTCAGATAAGCAACGAACTTGTCACGATCAGCAAACTCCATGATGCCGCGTTTGTCGCCGCCCTTGGACTTGCGGGCCTTACCGCCCGCTGCTTCGACTTCAGCGATTTCTTTTTCAGCGCGCTCCTGAGATTCAACACGACGTTGTTCCTGCTGCGCTTTGAACTCTTCAGGAGTCCTTGGAACTTTCGGAGCTTCGGTCTTCGGAGCTTCGGTCTTCGGAGCTTCCTTACCAGCAATTTTTTCCTGCGTTCTTGCAAAAGCGAGATCGAATTCTGTACGCCCAACATCTTTTAGCTTTTTCTTTGCGTTTGCGACGGCTTCTTTCATGGTTGCGGAGGTGCCACCAATACCGTATCCAGTTTCGAGTTCTGTAACTTTCCATTCTTTTCCGCCTACAATCTTGTGGACGATGAGCCGAACGTCTTCAAAACCTTCTGGCGGCACAACAGTGCGACCTTTAACGACATGCCTAGAACCGTCGGCAAGCGCAACTTCGTGATCTTCCTGCTTTGTTTTGTGCCCACGCTTTTTATCACCTTCATTGAACTCGACAGGCGCAGCAACTGGAGCCTCAGTCTTGGGAGCCTCGGGTGCTGGCGTCTCAGCGACTGGGGACGTAGTGGTTGGAGCCTCAGTCGGCTTTGCAGCACGCGGGTCTACTCCGGTATCAGTCGGAGCCTCATCAATTGGGAATTTCACTTCGACTTCAAGACGAGTCTGTTTGACCTGTGCTGCGGGGTACAGTTTCTTTACGTTCTTGGCGAACTCCATCGCCTCACGCGGCTTGCTGAAGGTGTGCTTGCCCTCGACGTCGGTTGCTCTTTCTGAAACCTCCACAGTCTCAGGCGCAGGTCGACCTTCTTCGGTTGGCGTCAGGCCGATCGGTGGCGCTGTCGGATTGCGTGGATCGACACCGATTGGTGGTACGCCATCATCAGGGGGTGGACCTTCGCCCGGCGAGACAATACCAATCGGCGGCGCACCAGCAGGCGGCGCACCAGCAGGCGGCGCACCAGCAGGCGGCGGGGCATCAGGCGGCTCAATAGCAGGCGGCGGGGCATCAGGCGGCGGGGCATCTGGTGCTGGGGTCTTAGCTTTCTTCTGCTTCGTCGGCAGACCCTGCAGGCCGTAGGACATGACCCCACCAGAGCCGCCGAACACGCCACCGAACACAGCGCCGGCCGCAGCCGCTTCAAGGATGCGCCACCGACCTTCTTCCGAAGTCAGTTTCTCCATGATCAGTTCATCAGGATCATGGATGCCTTCGGCTACCAACGCCGTGACTTCCTGCAGTGCTTCGACCGGGGCTTCTGCAAGAATGCCTCGGGCGGAACTGCCTGCCATCATCTTGGCGAGGTTCACAGCGATGGATTCTGACAGGTACTTCTTCGGGTCAGGTAACAGCCCTCTTAGGACATACTCCAGCCCAACCACATCCAGCCCACCTGTGATGACGGCTGTCGTCAGGGCGGTGCCTACAGAATCAACGCCGTAATCATTCTTGACCGTCTCGTAAATCTGACCGCCCTGCGGTACGCCAGACCCCATCATGGCTCCCATGCGGGCACCGTATTTCGGCAGATTGGTCATGATGCCTTTTGACATCTGTTTCGCCGTAGCGCGACTCATGCCTTTCTTGGTGAGGGATCGGGCCACACCGAGGCTGAGAGCACGTAAGCCTGCTCCTGCGGCGAAACCAGTGCCACTAGTAGCTGCCATGGCTACAAGCGAGGGAGCGCCAACACCGACGTTGAATGCGGCCCACCGTGCCCAGTCACCAAACGTGGTGTCTTCACCTTCCGTCAGTTCTTTGAGCGACTGCGCTACATGCACCTGCGAAGCTTCGATGCTGTTACGAATGAACCCATTCTCAAAGTCATTCCGCTTGCGACGACCGAATCGTTCAATCGCGCTGTCATCACTGGGTTGCTGGTCAGCAGGCGGGGAAATGATACTGGCCAGCGCCGAGGCCATACCGTAGGCACCAGCTTGCAGGCTGTCGACGCCAGAGCGGACACCGACTCCCAGAGCCTGCGTGACCGTGGCTTCTGGGGGAACGTATTTCTCGTCGAACTTAGTAGCTACGTCCCCACGCTGCGCAGCACGGGCTTCAAGGAACTGCGCAGCACGACTGGGAACTTCGCCTTCGCGTCTGCTCTTCGCCGTGGCATCGGGGTAGATGTTTCCAACGCCCGTATAATCTCTAGAGATTGCCAGCCCTTCTTCGATAAGACGGGCATTCAGATTCTCGCCATCAGGACCGATAGCCTCTGATAGCGCTCGGCCGAAGTACCCCGTCCCATGAGTTCGCGTTGTGACGCCGGGGCGAGATAGGAACTCACTGGCGCGACGTGTGGCCTCGCGGCCGGAAGCCGTACTCATCTCCGAGGCACCGACACCGAAGAGACGATGACGCCGACCCCTCAGATCGATGGTGTCGGCGTCTATGGTACGAGGCGTCAGCGCATTAGTCGCTGAGAATCTACGGTCGTTCGCCATGGGGCGTTACCTCAGTCTTTGGAGTTGTCGTTCCGGCGACGCGAAGAGAAGTAATTTGAGCCCGCTTCACGGCGTGCGTCAACAGCATCGATAGCAGGATCGCCAAAGAAAGTTCTGCTGGAAGCCTGCCGTGCGAGGAATGGCCCCGCAGAACTGAGTGCCAGTGCCAGATCACCATCATTCCACAAGCCGGGATCAGTGCCTAGCGGGGCTTTATTCTGTTCGGCGCGCTGCTGGTTTATGCCCGGTCGCACACCATCGACAATGTAACTTATCAAATCAGCTTCGTTGGAGTCATGCTGTTCTGCTACACGAGTGATCAATTTACGGCGACTACCAGCCACTTCTTTCAGCGCAGTAAACTCTTGCTTCAGCAGTTCGCGGTTGGTCTTGGCCGCTTCGGAGAACAGATTACGGGCGTCGAGTTTACCTTGCTTGAACGATTCCAACCGTTCGGTCTGTTCTGCCTTGTACACAGCACGATTCGTGTCTCCCCGCTCACCGATCAGCGTCCGATCAAGCGCACCGCTCTGCTGATCTCTTACGTTTGCGCGACTGGTATCAGCAGCGAGGAAGGCGCGACGATCACGGCCTTTTTCGGTAGTCAACTGCGTCAGTTCATCACGAGCATTTTTGCGGTTGGCTGCGGCCGTCACGAAGCTTACGATGCCCATGTTGCCTGACAGACGAGCATTAGCCTTGCGGCGCAGATTGGTTTCGCGCCGCCCTTCTGCCCCGCCGCCTCGACTTTCGATGAAAGCAGCGGTGTCAGCACGCCGCCCTCTAATCAATTCAGCTTCGCCAGCGCGGTCATACTGCGCTGATTGTGGAGTCTTGCCTGAACCGTATCCGCCGCCACTGGTAAATCCAGTTTCGGCACTGAAGTTGACGCCTTCCGGCAACCGTTCTGCGCCTTGCTGTTTCAGGTAGCGAAGATACTCCGGCGACTGCAGCCGATTCATTTCATCCGCCCGGTTGGGGTCAGGGTCAAATCGAAACGGCTGATCTCCCCCTCTGCGCATGAACCCATGGGGCGACGTGGAAGCGGGATGGGTTGGGTATTTGTCTTCTCCAAATCGCTGATTTGTTTTGGCCTCGACAACAGCGTCTCGCGCAGCCTCTTCAGATAGAAGGTAGGCTGATGTAGGTTTGTTGCCAGCCACGTTCATTGGCTGCTCAGGATTGGTCGCTCCAGCCGACGAGAAACGGGCAGAGCCAGTGAGCGGCGCAGCGCCAGTCTGGACGTTGCTGCCTGACTCCCCACGGAATTGCGCTTCTGGGGGTATAGTTGGCTGTTTGACTGTGCCTGTAAGTCCACGTCCCGAGAGGATAGATTCCATGGCACCTATCGGTGGCTGTCCCGCCCTGCTTTCCACGTCGGCTCGAAACCCTTTTCGGAGATTCGTGACCCCCGAAACCAGTTCATTGATTCCTGTAGTGAATGAAGGCGCTGGCCGACGTGACCGAGGGGCTGGCGTCGGGCCTACAGGTGTGTTCACAAAATGATTTGGCGTATGCGGCATATCAATTCTCCAACGCTCACTGAACCGTCTGGTTCACCAGTTGCACCATGGTGTGCTGTGCAGAAATTGCAGCCTCTGCAATAGCAGCATACACCTTGGCACCCTGCATTGTCGTAGTGGCTTCGATGTCAGTCAGCTTCACGAAGTTTGAGCTGTTCGTGATGGCCCGGTCGAGGTCATGCCGTGCTTCCTTGTGAGCTATATCGGCGTTTCCAAGCCGCTGATCAAGAATCAACTTTGCCTCTGCGATTTCGCTGTCGATGCGGATTCGGTACCGGTCCAGATAGGACAGGTAAGCTTTGAGGTCAGCTTCGAAGGTCGTCTTGTTGAAGTCGAGGTTCGCAGCATACTGCGCAATTTCGGCCTTGTAGACGTCAACGATGTTCGTGTTACGTGTGATGTCACCACTCATATGGGCAACCTCAAGCTGGCCACCAGCCGTCAAAGCTGCGGCCTCGGAGCGGAACCCATCGAACTCAGCGATGTTGGCGCGGACCTTCATCGTGTCGCCATTCATCGCCGCTTCATAGATACGGAACTCCGACTCTTTGACCTTCACTTTGGCCAAGTAGGCATCCACTTGTGCCTTGTACAAATCAAGTTGCTGTTCCTGCACGTCGAGCGTGAGTTTCACACCATTGATCTCTTCAGCGTAGAGTTCAATCCGACTCTTGGATACGGCTACCTGCTGGGCGACGAGTTCCACGTCGAGTTTGTTCAGCGTGCCCTGCAACTCAGCCAGCCGAACCTCGGATTCGAAGATTTGAATCTTCGCCAATTCCGACTTGATCTCCAATTCATAGACGCTGGCGTACGCCCGATACAGGTCGACCTCGACCTGAAACTGCTTTACCTGCACGTTGTACAACTCGATAGCCGAGCCCACCAGACCCTGCGCATACTGCAGCGCCGCTCCGTTCGTGGAGACGAGGGTCGAGGCATACTGGATTGCTGCACTGCGGACACCTTCCTGCAGACTCAGCACAGACGAGATAGCAAACTGCAAATTGCTCTGAGCAAGTTCAGCCTGCTTTATGGCAATTTCCGTAGCAGCAGCAGCGTTTCGGTCCGCAGCCGTTTGATGTCCCCGTGAGAGTTCTTCGGCCAACATGCCTTGGGGCATGGAGAAACCGCGCTTGGCAAAGATGTCAAACGCAGTACTTTCCGACTGGACAACTTCCCGGTTAACCCGCCCCCGTGCCCGGTCGAAGATTGCCTGCTCAATTTCTTCAGGTAGTGCCTTGCCATCTAGCATTTCCTCCAGCCGCAGTTGTGCCTTGCTCATGTTGGCGCTGTAGTCTGGGTAATACCGTTCGATGAAAGACAGCACCTGATTGTCGATGTATGACTGCATCTCCGGCAACATAGAGTTGTAGGCATCTTCAAACATACACTTCAAGTCATTTGGTGCCGTTGGGGGGTTCTGCGGACGGACGCCATCAAAGACAGGCAACGAGATGCTGGGCGCATCTGGCGAGTCAATGGGGCGAAGCGTAGGGAACGTGATGTCCTGCAGAACGGGCGTAACAGGAAGATTCGGGTCCGTGAGCGTCGGTTCCTGCGCTTCGAGAGTTGGTAACGAGCCGTCAGGTAACGGATGCTGAAAAAGGCCCGACGTGTCGATTGCCTCTGGCGCATCGCGGAGGTCGCTGAAGACCGGGATATGAACTGGGCCGAATGCCCCGAGGACAGGTGCTGTGCCCGGCGCTTCCAGTACCCCGGTAAAGTCGCCCGGATCGGGGATCGTAGCAATCTCAACTTCATCGATTTGTGGAAGATTTGCCTCCAGTGTGATGTAGGTATACCCACGCGCAGCATTGATAGCGGCGGAGATCAGACCGACGCCATTATCGTAGCTCTCTTCCGCGTAAGTCCGTGCATCTTCAATGATGTTATTAACTGTGGCTTCAGCAGTCATGTACTCAGCCTCCGTTTCAGAACCTCAACAATCAACTCGGTGTTGTCAATGTCGAAGGTGCACCCATCGACATTTTGCCATGTCACCTTCCAATAACGGCCGCGACGATTACGTGCCGCGATGATGCGGCGTTGCACCAGCTTGTCCGTGCGGTTCTTACGCAGCGTGTAGGCCAGTGCCGTCTTCGCATCATCCTGCAATGAAATCAGTATATCACCTGTGGAGCGGTACCCAACGTATACCGCCGGCACGCGCTTTTGTCTGGTCCCGATGATGGTCTTAGAGTTGAAATCCATCTGGCCGGTGGCCACAAAGCTGTCGATATTCACGCCGTTGGCTGCTGTCACATCCTTGCTAATGGTGTAGATGCCATCCGGGGCGATGCCAACAATCTTGTCCTTGAACCGCACGATTCGCGTGAACGGCATGTGCGTGTACTTCGTCATTCCCTTGTGACGAAGATTCATGGTGTAGATGGTGTCAGTCATGCGGCTCTCCCATCAATCCAGAACGCAGGGAACGTAATGCTTTGTAGTGGGGTCGTCGAAACGGTGAAACTGGGGAACGGAGCAACGGCATTACCGGAAGGCACGACGGTGCCACTGCCTGTGACGGTCCACGTGATGGGAAACAGATTGATGAAGTCACATTCAAACTCGTCCTGCAGGACGCCCGTTTCCATCGCAACGCCGTTGCCATTCAGAGTGAACAGCGGCCAACTTAGTATGGCATTACCGGCACCGTAACCTGCCAGCAGGAAGTCAGGCACGGAGAATTCTGCTGTGCCACGGGCACCTGTCAGCCCGTTACCTTCTAGCGTGAAAGCTGGGAAGCGAAGGTCGGGGGCGCGGCCTAGTGCAAGAGAGGTGCCCGTAACCGACACCGACCAGCCGATGACAGCATTGTCCTGCGTGCCACCGCTCTCTCCAATCAGAGTCACGGCTGGGAAGACGAATTCTCCCCCCTGCGTAACGACCGAACCTGAAGCGATCAGGCCAAAGGCAGGAAAGCCTGCGACCGGCGAGTTGTGGCCGAAGGCTGTGAGCGACGCTATATCAGCATCCGCCCAACCTGCGTTGTTGTAGGTGTCAGTCGATTGCTGACCCCAGCCCCAGCCCTCTAGTGCTTTTAGGTCAGGGCTACCAGTGCCAGTTACTTCAAATGCCATAATTCATGCCCTCATTAGGGTGTCAGCGGCAGCGAATGACTATCTGATTGTATACAGCATATGCCCGGCCACTTGTAGCCTAGACGCCACGACCCCGGACTCGACGAAATACTTGCTGGGTAATAAACCGGACGAGTGCCAAGGTCAGCTATTTCTCCACTATCCATATTAACAATCTTCGGTGGCAGCATGTACTTCCCCGAACCGTAGGTGTCATAGGACCACTCCAGATACATCATGCTGTTGGTGTACCCAGTACCTGCATCTCCGGCCTGCGCGTCGTATTCACGGGTATGCCACCAATGTGAGTTAGACGTGTAGGGCTTGTTGCTCTTGTACAGAATCTGAATGTCATCTGTGGCTTCGTGGTAACGAGCGATGATGTTGGGGTACCCAAGATATGAGTTGGTGTTCGTCATAGCGAAACCAAAAATACGTGCGCCGGGAGTAGCATCCAGCAGGACGAACCACTTGCAGCTCCAGAAAAAAGTCAAAAAGCCTGAGTGTTCAGCCTGAAGGTCAGGGTCATCAGGATCGTATCCATTGATCAGGTCGGTCTTGGCGTTGATGCTGAACAGCTTCGTGGCCGCGCTCAAGGTCGTGCCTACGTAGAAGTCAGCCCGCCATCCCGCTTTGGCGAACTCATCGTTGAAGCTGAGAACAAACCCGACGACATTTGATTCATCGGACTCAAGGAATGTTTCACATATAAATGAAATGGCACCGGGGGCATACACAGAAGCCAGCAAGGTGCGCTCCAACGTCACCAATGGAGTCGACGATGTCGACCGAGAACAAACCGATGTCCCCATAGGCTTCTGTCGCGCCAATACGGTAGTCGAGAGCGCAGAATAATTTTACTTCGCGCCAGTTAAAGAAACTGATCATGTCGTAGGCAATGTCGTTCAAAGCGCGAATGATTGAATCATCACTTCGCCCGTAAATGTCGTAGCCATCCGTGCCCGCGCCGTCAGGGTTGTAGATCGCATAAGGGAAGTGCGAACCGTTATTGAAATCGACCCACGTATTCCAGAAATTTGAGGTATAGCCATAGTAGTTGGTGTTGGCGATTTTGTACCCAATCAGGGGAGTCCAATCGGGTGTGTCACTCTCCTGCGTCTTGATGTTGTAGGACCATGTCCACGTTTCATCGCCACGAATTTGGTTCGCTGCCATCCGCTGTGCAGGGGGGAGGAAGATGTGCCCTAGCAGCGTACCGTCATAGACGGTTACTGGCCATGTGGCTTCACCAAAACCAACCCAAATCTGCCAGCCTTCCACGGTTGCTGTATAAGAGCCGAAGTCCCGCGTGTCCGACACGAATAGATACTCGGCGTACATGCCTCCAGTCGTGTTGCTGTAGTGGTTATCTACATGCAAATGCAGTAACCCCCCGTTGCCTTCAAACGCGTTGTTGAAAAAGTAGGGATAAATAATTGGCGGAGGTGTGCTGGCCCCACGTGAGCCGATGGCGCTGCTCATAGGCGAATCGCCGCCATAGAACCAGAACAGTAGATTCGTCTTGGCAGTGTACCCATCCACAGCATAGACGAAGTAATTTCGGTAGCCCGGTTGGGTGCCGAGAGGGGAACCCCAAATCGTATCTACACCGTCGCGGACATAATCCGCTTCAACGACGATGTACGATCCAGCACCGTAGCCCGAACCGCCGAAGATGCGGATGTCTTCCAGTCCACTGGCAGAGTAGCGCGTGACTTCGACCCACGTGCCGTCAAGCATTTCCCGACGAGCATGCCGTCTGTCTTGTGCAGCCAGAGAATCTGCCAATCGATACGCAAAGGGCAGCATACCTGCTGCCCTTTTCTGATCTCCTAGCAGGATATACTTGCGACGGCCCATTTACATCACGGGCAGATTCATCGTAAACGAAAGGATAATCTGAATCTGCGCGGTCGTCAGGGAAGTGCTGGAAAGATTGAGGTCCGACGCTGCAAGCGCGACGTTTCCTTGGATGCGTGGGTACGTGAACGCTCCATCCGCTGCTTGTGCATCACTGATCTTCCTGAACCGGAAATACCCCATGGTACCGCCAGCACCGATTGCTGTACCGCGCCAATCACCTGCGGACGCTTTTGCGATTGCGCCGTTGCCCGTAACGGGGGAGGCTTCAAATCCAAGGGTCGTCCCTCCACCGGCTTCGCTGACCGTGACGATCAGTGTACCGGATGCTACATCTTCAGGGTTGGTCGGAGCGGCACCGGAGAAGATGTCGAGGACGAAGCCCTCGGCTCCTGCACCAATGTCCGCTGTTTCCATCAGCGTCTTGAGATTACCTTCAGCCAGAAGGTAATTCCGAGCGCGTCGGCTAAGTTGAACAGCCATGGCTCACCCCTTAGTTGGCGTTGATGGTGGCCGTGAACGTGTCGATGGTACCCACCTGACTGACAGCGATGTTCACATTCGACAAGTTCAGGTCAGCCCCGAACGTACCGATGGTGCCATCCATGCGAGGCAGCGTAGTGCTAGCCCCGAGGTTATCGACAGGGTTGGCCATCAGGCGGAACCAGCCGGCGACGCCAGCAGCTTCACCGAGCCACTGCCACGTTTCGGCGGCGTTCTTGAGTAGCTGGCCTGCGACAGCCGCCGCTGCGAACGACAACCCGTTGGTCGGGGAGCCAAATGCGAAGGCACCTGCGTCAACAGTGACCTTAGCCAGCAGCGTGCCGCTGACAGCGTTGTCAGCAGAAGCAGGTTGGGAGCCGGAGTAAATGTAGATGACACCATCGTTGAAGATGGCACCAAAATTGGCGGTGTCCAGAATGTTATCCCGAAGACCGGTGCTGAAGCGGATAGCCATGTCAATTACCTCTCAGTAAGCATTACGTGCTGTGCCACTATCATTGAGCATTACGACGTATTTCTCAACACCGCCGCTCTCCACGATTGCCCCGTAGGTATCCGTACCCGGAGGCAAACTCACATCTTCTTCGGTCATGTTCTCAAAAGGCGCAGCACGACAGACGCCTCGGTTTGACCAGAAGTAGACCTTCTTCTCGTATTCTACATCCGATTTACCAAAAGGCACCCCATATTTGGCCACCCTTGTAAGGTCATCATCGGCGTAGATGTAGATTTCACTGTCAGTGCCAATAACGAGATATTCCTTCATGCCCCGCAGCACATGCACTCGCCCAGACAGGACGTTGGCATTCTTCAGGGTATCAAAGAGTTCAAACCCCAACGGTTGACTGCCATAGAGGATGGAAATGTTCCGGTGCGCATCCCAGTAACTGAGGATCAACTGTCCACGGTAGTAGGCCACGCGATCAGCAGCGGGAGGTGGACGCAGGAACTGCGTGCGTAGCGGCTCAACGAGTTCGTCGACCGGACCATTCCACGTCACGACAATCTGCGTCGTCTCGAAAGCGCGGTACAGCACAGTTCCGTTTGTGGAGGAAATGTACACCCGCGTCAGGTGGCCAGCGAGTTGTGGGATATCGCTGATCACCAAGGCACTGCTGTCCACGACCTCAAGTACGGTCGACAGCGGCGCACCGGATTCACGGCCGTCAGGCGCTACGAATGTGCAGGCGACTTGGTATCGACCTGCAGCCAGATAGCCATCGACGAAGAACAGGTCCACCTGTGCTGGCAATGGAAGCCCCCACGCACGCACAGTGAAGTCAGGAGCGATGATCCATGAGTCCCCCTTGGACGAGGACAGATAGATGAATTCGTTGACCTCACAGTAGTCATACGTGGCTGTAGGGTCCAGCCCATCCATGATCATCGTGGTCGTCAGATCATCATTTAGTTTTCGTAAAGTGGTCCCTGTGATAACCAACGCCCGTTGTTCATCATGGCTGATAATCAACTCGCGTGAAATCTCCGTGGTCACGCGTGTGGTGCCCTCGGCAAACTGCATCTTGAATTCATCATCGATGTAGATGTTGTCGGCCCGCGTCAGACCGATGCCGCCATCGGTGACCGTACGCAACTCATCGACCTTGTTGCGCAGACCCAAGAACCGGTCAATGTTGACTGACTGACTCATCGGTCATAAGCCCGAGTGCGTGGAGGGCGCGCCGCGTGGTGCCTACGAGCCTCCATGGCCTTCACGGAGATATCACCACCGACGTTGTCATTAAACAGATCGCGGAACGTCATGGCCCGCTTCACATCGGCCGTTTCTTCGGTGTCATCCTTGAGGTAGGCCAGATACAAGGCCCAGTCCAGAAGATGGGCATGCGACACTTCAGGAATCTCTGGGGAGCGATTATTAAAATCCCATTTGAGTGCACGCAGCGGGTTGCGGCCAACGTGCATGTCTGCTGTGCCCGTCGTGATCGGGATCGGATAGAGCCGTAGCTTATTGCGCTCCCAGTCTTCGATGAAATGCGTAGGCTCACCCGTCTCAGCTTCCCACGTATCTGGTATTACTTCCTCCAGTTCAGTGAGGAAAATTTGCTTCAGAAACTGCGTGCCCGTAGACAGCTTGATGCGATCTACCTGCAAGACGCGGGGATCGAGAACAACGATGGGATCAGCCAGCGTCACTGTAGCCTGACACACCGCTGCCGTAGTGCGATCCATGATCGGATAGCGCCGGCAGAATTCTTCCTCCGCTCTCTGGAGGTAGAGGACCAGTTCCTCATTCTTCCAGAGCATGTCGGCATCGTCATCGATCCACTCTTCGTCCGTGGCGACGTAGGTGCCAAAGTCCAATAACTTGGACCGTAGATGGCGAACTAAAGGTTCAAGTTTCACCTTCACCCTCCCGGCGGATGATTTCCTCGTCGACTACGTCGCGGTGCTGGCGCATCTTTGCAGCCTGATACACCTCGCGCATTTCAACGAGTTCCATCAGCGAATACCATTTAATAGATCGTTCGATGTCTCGCGGGGAAATACGTTCTGGGAAAACAGGGATGGGAAGACCGATATCGTCATTCCCGATTTGCCCCTTCATGGCCTTGTAGAATTTACTATTCGGCCGAAGGCGGCGGGGGTAGATACGGACATCACCGGGCATCCACACAATGGGGATATCCAGTGTTCGGTCCAGTCGAGGCTCTGCGCCTACGTACTTTAAGCGGACAGTTTCCATGCCTACTCCCTTGAAAGTGCCCCCGGCCACTTTGGCCGGGGGCTACGCCGATCAGGCGTTGTCGTAACGGTAGAACACCGTGATATCGATGTCGCCCGCAACGGTGATGTCAGCACCGCCAAGAGTGGCAAAGATATACGAATCCTCGACCGTGGCCAGACCACCGGGAATCCAGACAACCGCAGCGGTGGCTTCTGCAATTGCAGTCGCCAGTGACGTCGGGGCAGTAGGTAGCCCGTCTTCAGCCTCGACACCGAGGTCGAACGTCTGAGCGGTACCCATGTCACCGATGGTGTAGGCAAAGCCAAGAATCAAGGCGTTGCCCGGAACCTTACACAGCGCGATACGGTCAGTCGTGTTCTCATTCGTATCAGCAGTGTAAGCGCCAAGAACCACGTTGACGTTACCCCAAGTCCCCGCAGGGATGAGGTCACGGCGCAGTTCAGTGAAGTTGAAGTCAGCCATTTACTAACCCTCCCTTACGCGACGATGGTGGGCGAAGAAGAATCGATGACCATGACGCCATGGTCATTGGTCCGACCGGCTTTGTCAGCGAAGCGAAGCTTCGAACAGCCAGTGATGGACGCAATCGACGCTTCCAGCGTGTTTTCATGGTCGGTCTTCTCTTCGTGCCAATTGAAGTGAGTACCAGACGACGTGTGGCGACCGTAGACCTCGCACAGTGCCTGTGCACCGAGCAAGACTGAGCGATCAACCGTAACGCCAGCAGCGACCGTACTGGTCGTGGTACCCGGCGTATCCGCGTTCGTGGCGATGGTCACGACGTCACCCGGATTGAACCGAATGGCACGCGGCATCTTACGAACAAGGATTCCGTTCCACATCCCCGGCATTCCGGTAAACAGCGGGTTCTTGCTAGAACGCTCACGAGCGTTCATCAAGAAGGTACGCCACGCCGTAGAACCGGTTTCCGTCTGGAGGTGATGCCACACACGTGAGCTAACCAGCAACACGAACAGTGGCTCGTCTTCCGCCGCCGGATCGTCGGGGAACTTCACCGGCTGCAACGGGAAGTTCTGCTCATCAATGAGCGCCCGCATACGGTCGATGTCATCCAGTACGAGCATATCCGCCGCTGCGATATCCGCAGGGGCCGCATTGGCTGCACCCGAGTACAAGTGACGGTCATAGGTCGGTGGAGCTACCGAGTTGACCATGATGGTGCTGAAGTCACCGTCCGCAGCCAGCGGGATAACCCAGTCCGCAGTATTCTGCGATCCACGGGCACCAGCCAGATGGACGAACCGACGCTGTTCAGCCAACCGAGCGTACCAACCGGCGAGGCCGGCAAGACCGACACGACGGAGGTCATGGATAGTACGCTGCTGCGTCATCCGACCACCGGTGTCGACGCCGCCACGGCACTGATTCAACTGGACGTCCATGCTGGACGAGGTCAGTTTCATCATCTTGCCTGACAGCTTGGTATCACCCATCACCGGCTTACCTTCAAGGATGTTGAACAGGTCAACACTGACGGTATCACCAGCACCCTTATTCAGATCAGTGACCCGAATAATTGGGTAATCGGCTGAAGTCTGCATCTTCTCCAGCTTTGCGGTCGCCTGACCCAGCTTGGGAGCCGGGCCGACGAGGCGATTTGTAAGGCTTGGGGCACGTACCACTTCTGCGAAGACAGCCGCACCGAAAACCTTACGGGCAAGGGGATGCCCAAAGGGGATATTGGTCTGAGCCATTAGAGGTTCCTCATTTTAGACCGTTGTTTCCCCTTCCATCAGGCTCACATGAGAGAGTTGATGTACCGCTCGTAGGCCACCGGGTCTGATTCAGATAGCTCCAGCATTTTCTTCTGGATATCAACACTGTCCAACCCCTCAAGCGCTTCGATCGGTGTCTTCTCAATCGGTGTGTCACCTTTTGGAAGGTCCGACATGGAATTTGGAGGCTTGCCTTCAGCAACAGCTTTGTCGGCTGCAGCTTTAGCTTCCGCCTCAATTTCCTCTGGAGTCTTGGCAGGAGGGTCTTCCTTGGGTTTCGGAGGGTCTTCCTTGGGTTTCGGCTCTGGCATTCCGTAGGCAGCGCGAACGCGGCTCGGAAGTGCCTGAAACCGTTCTTCCCAAGTCATCGCAGCATATGTTGGGTCAGTACCCATCAATGTGTCATGCATTGTGAGAGAGCGGTCATACATGGCCGCGTCCCCACTCTGCCACGCCAGCATGTCAGGAGAGTTGTCAATCGCGGCCTGAACCACGGTTTCTTCTCTCTGTTTCGATGCTGCCGAAGTGCGACTTGTCTCCGTCTCAAGGGAGTCGATTTTCTTACGAAGCTGCTCATTGTCAAACGCGATGCGCAGACTGTTGATGTGCTGCTCCGCAATGTCTTCGCCCCAATCCTCTTTCAACTGATCGGCTTTCGCCTGCATGGCCTCGGTGACAACAAACTCTTCGGCTTCCTCTTCTGTCACTACAGTCTTATCGACCGGAGTAACCTTACGAGCCGCCTCAAGTTCAGCCTCAAGTTCGGTATTACGAGCTATCGCATCCCGAGCCTTTTGGCGCTCTTGCTGAAGGACTTCGAACGGTATGGTTTGTTTGCCGTCCCGTGTCGCAATCGGAAGTTCTTCCTCTTCCTTCTCCTTCGCAGCAGCGGCGGCAGCTTCGGCTTCCTCTGCAGCTTTCGCTGCAGCGGCTTCCTCATCTGCTACTTTCGCAGCGTCGGCATCGGCCTTGGCTTTCTCTTCCTCTTCCACCTTTTGAGCGGCTGCTTTTTCCTCGTCCGTCAGCTTGTCATCGTCATCTGAGTCAGTGGTCTTCCCTTTATCGCCGGGAGCGTCTTCCGGGTCGGGGATACCGCCCGTCAAAGACTCTAACTCGCCAATGTCATCCGGCCATGTTTCCGGTTTGTCCAGATCAATTGCGTTTTCGCCTGCCATTTCTCTATCCCTCTTTCGCTCGGGTTCGCGGAGTGGTCACTTCTTTTTGCTGGATGTCGTTCCAGCGGACGATTCTTTTGGCTTCTGCAACGCAGCGGTTGCTTGGGCCTCGTTGCGGTCGGCTTCGCTCAATGTACGCGCATCTTCCAATCGGCGTGACCCTGCCTCTTGTTCGTGCACGTCCACTTTACGCACCGCATCATCCTCAAGGATGTCCGTTTCCGCTTCAGTCTTATCAGCCTTGGAGCGGGAAAGTTCTGCATCGGCCTCCAGTTTCTCAACCTTCGCTGCCAGTTCGCGCAAAGCAAGCTGCTCCTGCTCCTGCTGCTTCTGCTGCGCGGCTTCGTACTCTTCCTCTTCCTCGGGCGACATATTAGTTGGCTTCTGGCCAGTCGCTCGGGCAAGACGATCTGCGATTTCATGGCGCTGTTCAAGATCAGTCGCCTTGATAATGAGATCGACAATAATCGCTTTGAGTTCATCGGGCAAGGACTTCGTGATTTCAGTCAGTTGCATTAACTGCTGCGACTTGTAGGCCGGCGTGTTCGGCACGTCTTCTAACTCGACATGCATCTTTGCCAGCATGATGTCATTGGTGCGGTAAACGTACCCATGATCATCCTGTGTTGGTTTGTTCAATTCAATATCACGACGCCGCCCGTTGAAGTCCACCGAAACAGTCTGCGGATCGTCACGCATATCCTCACGGACCAATGACATCAACTGTTCACCGACAAGCCGACGAGAGTAACGGTAGTTATCATTAATCTCAGCCAGCGTAGTGGCCCCCTGCTCGACCAACGAATTGATGGCAACACCGGATTCGGCCCCGCCCTGATCCTGTTTGCCAAGCATGGCCTGATAGACGCCAGCCGTATCATTGATGGCCTTGGAAGCATCCTGCAGAACCATGAACTGCTGCTGCGACAGGTTGAAATCACTCTCGACCTGAAAGGCGTCTTTGTCCTTATTTTTCCGGTTCTCATTCAGGATGATGAAAGCATCAGGGCGACCGACTTCCTGCATGACTCGCTCGTGCGTCCACACTGTGGCGTCGGAGTCCATGACTACGCGCTTGGCTGAAAGTAACCACATCATCTTCGACAGGCGAGAATTGATCTCGTCCTGCGGAGACATCATGCGGCGGATCAGGCCATACGGAATGCCAGTACGGTCTTCGCGGTAGCCCCAGAAGGGGACGTAGGGGAATCGGTTGTGCGGGTATGGGCTCGGGATGTCAGCCAGTTGGTAGGGGCCAATCCACCACGACAACCGGATGCGCGGGATGATAGCTGTCTCAAGAATGACCTGACCTGAACTGGCAATGGCTTGATGCTTCGGGTTCTTCAGATCGAACTCGACCACGCGCCCACCGGGGAGGCGCATGATAACGGCCCGCTCATAAACCTTGTACCAGACTTCGAACAGGGCACCACGCTTGCGATCAAAGTCGCGGTACTCTTCTGCGTTGATGCTGCTACGCGACGCCGTCTCAAGATTCTGCGCCAGTTCGATATCGGTCTCTGCGGCTTCCTGAATCGTCTGCCACATTGGCATGGCGTTGTTGCCGTAGATCGCCGCCTTGATCTTGTCTTTCTGGTCAGGGAAGGCCAGAAGCAGAATGTCTTCGTCATGCCATTGTTTGCGAACGAGAAAACGAGAATTGGACAGATCGCGTTCGATGTCACGCCAGTCAGGGAACATCTCGCGTCGGTGGACGTACCTGACGCGATAGGGAGAAGCGAAGGGATTAGACTCTCTGGCTACTTCGACCCATCCGAGACCGACCTTCACCTGTGAGCCGTAAGCATCAGAGCAAGCAAGGTCGGCCTCGGACATGCGCTCTGCATCACGCATGCGCTGGTTCATGGCCATGGCAGAATCTGTGTCGCTCTCTTCGTCTCCCACGACCTTCCAGTCACGCTTGTTCTTGGCTTCCATGCCCAAGACGACATCGATGGTCGGCCCGATCAAATTGCGAATCAGCGGGGCCATGCCCCGATCTTCCATCTGTCTCAGAATGTCATTGTCGAGTTGATTGCCATCGTAGTAATCCATTTCCTTGTTGGCTTCAAGACGCCAATTCGGCTCATCCCGTATATCTAACAGGAAAGCTTCAAGTTTTTCCGTCGTCATTTTCGCTGGCATAGCCGCAGTCTACCTTAATTTATCTGCTCTTCGCACCGGGCGGCATCAGCGCCCGATCAGCGAACCACCACGTGCCAGCAGTCGCTGCTGTGAAGATCACGCTGTGGACGATGTATTTGACTAGTTCAATACCTCCCTCTGCCTTGAATTTACTGTCGAGAACCCCGTTAAGTAGGAGGTAAAAAATGTAGGCTGACAGAACCCAGAGCATGATGGTGAACATGGGCCGAAACAGGCTGCGGATGTCATTCACCCACATATGGACATTACTGCTTTCGGGTTCGCGCTGTTGGGTCATGGCGGCGGTTAAGCCGTCCCACGAACCCTGACTCGCCGCGATCTGCTGCCTCATCTTCATGGTATCCAGCATCATGGCGTGCTTCTGGACTTCCCATGCTTGGCGCTGCTTCTCCCCGAAGTACTTCCCCACGGCCCCGACTAACCCACCAATTACTCCGAATAGCCCGCCTGATCCAGCCGTGGCAGCGATGCCTAATAGACCGTCTAACCATTCCATATCACCCTCCTAGCTCTTCCTGCTTCCATCGACGGTCTTCATCCGTCATCAAAGCTGCACTGATTCGTGCGGGAAGCAAAGCGATCATTATCCGCCAGACAAGTCCAGTACCGAACGCCACAAGTGGGATAGCCAACCATTCCGCATTGGAAGCAAGCCATACAACGGTACCCGCCATCGCGCCGATCAGCATGGACGCTGTAGCGCAGAAAGCCCGCCATATGTTCTCACTAGCTGTAACGTGGGGGAACGTCACGGGCACAATCTGTTTGAGGATATGCGTTGCTGCAATCGTGAGGACGAAAGCCCCGATCAATGCTGGAGTCATCAATGAGTGGATCGCCGGCCAAAGCGCTTCCCATACGCCATCAGGTGGCGGCGGATGCTGTGTCGGAGCAAGGTATTCTACCTTCTGCTGTATTTGTTCCACACTTTATTGCCTCGTTGCAGGAGCCATGAAGGCGTCAAGTACGCCTTCTGCCAACTGCGTTATCCCCTCTTCACGCTTGCCAGTAATCAGCCCATTGTTCTGAATAAATTCAGGCTCGACAATCAGCGCGGGGCACTGTGTCTTACGCAGCCAAAAGTCAATTTTCTCATCACCATCAACGTCGCCTTGGTAATCGATGATGCCCGGCCTATCCATACGGTACCAGCCCTCCTTGATGCCACGGTCGGGCGGAAACGTCTTGGCCAAGTAGCGCTGAACAATCTGAGCAATGCCCCTGCCTCGCTGAGAACCGGGAGCGTACAGCGTCTCGCTTCCTCTGACATTCGCGGCAGCGGCTGAATTAAAGTGGATTTCTATGGCGCAGAAAACAGGCGACGCCTTGCAAATTTCGTTGACTTCAACCACCTTGTCGCGCAGTAGCCCACTCTGAATGCGCATGGCTGCGGGGTAGTCTGCAAGAAGAGGATGGTGCCGAGTCTCTTTCATCTCGTTGATCGCTGTGACGAGCGCATCAGCCCAGATCGACGTCTCGGGGTACTCAGAGAAGCCTTCAAAGACTGCCCCTCTCGCCCGCCCATGATGGCCTGCAGAAACCAGCACGATCATGTCACCTGCCTCCGTTATTAATCTCTACCGCTCGTATGCGGTCAGCCATCTTTTCAATGGCTCCCGTAACCTCTTTCATCATGGCATGATGTTCTTTGAGGTGGGCGTACTGGTAATCAGCTTCGTCAGCTCCAGTCCATCGGTCGGACATCGCCAGCTTCGTAGAAGTCAACGTACGCTCCAGATTAATGAAGTTGGCATTGGTGGTTAGCAAGTTCGCTTCCAACGTAACGATGTCTGCCGCTGCGTTATCAAGCCGATACTCAATGATCTGGTATGAGGCAAACGCCGACGATGCGACGATGATGACCAGTTCTAGGAGTCGAGGAAAGTTGAGTCGATTGGTATGGGTACTCGCTGCAAGCATGAACGGCATAGCGCATTCTTTGATGTTCAGGAACTCAAGAAGTTTCTCAGGCATATCATTTACCCATTTCCACGCGGGCGAATAATCGTCCTAAGACGCTTCGCTACCAGACGTGTCTCCACTACACAACGCTTCACAATGGTTCGGTACCTCGGGTTGTGAGGCGACATAAACTCCCAAGTCCCCGTTATAGTAGCACTTACTGCAGCGTACAGCGATTGGGTAATATGGCGAGTCAACGTCGCCGTCTTCCGTACAGGAGTATAGAAAATCTTGGTGATGAGAGGTTTCCCTAACGTGGCCACGGTATTCACCGTAGCTGACAGGATGCGGAACAGATCAATCTTCACCTGAATCGCCGTAGCAGTAACCGAAGACGTGAGTATTCGGTACATCTGCCGGAAGACAGATGCCGCTGCACTAACTGTAACTATCAGAACCTTGCCCACGCGTTTAACCAAGGTAGACACTACAGTTGCTGCCGCTGCCAAGGTCATGGATATCATACGGAATAGGACAGCAGTAGCTGTCGCTACTGCTGTCAGTGATAGCAGCAGGGTCCGAGCCACCCCCGTCGAAGCCGCTGCTGTCACTGCGGCGACGAGGGCATTGAATGTAATATGCTTCAAGGCTGTCGCTGTCGTCGTGACTGACGCTGAAAGCACCCGTAGAAAATCTGCGATCTTGGTCATGGTGGCTGTTGTAGTCACCACGGCAGACTTGATCAATAGATAGGACCGGGAGAGCGCCGCTGTAACAGTCGTAGCTGCAGCCGTCAGCGCAACAGACACAAACTTGAACGTCACGACGTCTGCCGCTGTAGTCACCGTGGCAGATAGCGTCTCCCACGTCAGCTTGTACAGATCGATGCCGACGTCGATTAAAGCGTTCAGCGTGAGAAGCACTGGAGGGGCGGGGCCAAGAGTAGGCTCCTTGGCAAAGTGCGCCGTGGCGATAGGGTACCGACCAAGAGCAGGCATCAGACATCCTCACCTGCATACGCCCCGAAGAACCGCTTCATGTGAGGCATCTTGTTTGTATCCCCCTTCAAGCCATGAAGGATGTCGATCACCTTGCGGACGAACAGCCCATCTTTGAGCCCGCCAAGTTCACTGAGATGCTGGTTTTCAATCCCCCGCGCATTCAGGAACGACCTCACCCGATTGATGTTCGCAGGCTGCGAGGCATTGATGTCATACTTTTGCGTCTTGTGATCGATGGGCAGTACGAGGCACTTGGCTGTATCCGCTTCAATGGCGTCGATCACAATCTGTTCTGCGCGAACAAACACCAATAAGGCATCGTGCCCCACCTCCATGTTCTTTTCAAAAAATGGCGTGTACACATCCATGTGCGCCTCGCCTAATTTAGCATGGCCGAAGACTGCCGGCCGACGCGTGGGGATGGCATCCGAGCCTGCAAGCACGACTTCCCACTTGGTCAGTACGTACCGCGAAATCAACTGTCCGCTCCTGTCATGGTCTTCCACATCTCTAGGTATTTTGGGTCACTCAGATCATAAAGTGCGAAACGCTCTACGATTGAATTGCCTGGGTTACCAGATTTTTGGTTGTAAAGACCAAACTTCGTTGCCGTGTTGTGAGTAGTATCAGCCGTCATAGCCCCGACATCTGTATAGAAACGGTTCTGCAGCAAGATGTCTTCTGCCTGACTGCGCACTGCGATATTAATAAATGGCACGTCCCCTTCTGATGGATCGTAGAACTTCGCCCGCGTATGCGTCGCCATAACAGTCGCTGTATCAGATACAAAACGAACGACCTCAACCGCCGTTTCATCCGTCCAGAACCCAGCAAGCCAGAAATTAGAACCATCTACGATTCTAAAAGCCAGCATAACTTCGGCTGCTGCGTAGGCCCGCGACCACAAAAAACAAGACACTTCCGTCGTGCCGGGATCAAGATAGGCGAGGGTCTTGCGTGACCCGCCGCCGTAGCTCCACTGGCCGTTGGTTTGCAATGTGCTTGCATTAGCCCCTAGTGCGCCGATCACAGTCCATGGGATTGCTTCCCCACTATTGCAATTGACACCATCAATAGAACCGGTACCAGATGAAAATGTTTCGTACCACCGAGCGTGATCGTAAGTGCTGCTTGTAAAAGCCCCTGATGCCCCCGCACCATAAATCTTCGTGGCCCAATTATTATCATAGGCCGTAGTCTCATCAGGCTCACCGCTGCCTATATACAGTGGCACTACCGAGCTACTGACGTCTGTTGTGTTGTGGCTGCTTGAACTCCACCGAAGGAACGTAGCATCGATGCCTGTAAATCGAAGTTTAGGACCGAAGAAATACTGTGTGCCACTCAAGTCCCACGTAGCATCTGTGCCGGGAATAAATTTAACCCTGTTTTCGTCACCGATTACATCATTCATGTGCCTCGTACGCATAATACGAACCATAACTTTGGTGCAAGGAATGTTTGGATGCAGTGCGACCTTTTGGTCAATAGTGACATTTCCGAGCGGGTAGTTGCCCCCCTGCCAATTGAGATACACCGTACCCCAACCGTCATCTAGGTCTGCGTGCCCTCCTGTATGCGGGGGGCCAACTGACGGTTCATCCCTTTCAAAACTGCACATGCCGTAGCCATTTAACGTCCAGTCGCCAAAATAACCAGCTTGCTGATTAAGCTCTAAGGCCCACTTTCCACGCCACGGGAACCCATTGGTATTCATGGCAATAGCGTATCCGCCTGCTCCTGTACTAAAACGGGTCGCGGCAACTTCGGCGCACATCCCCATTAAGTAAAGCGGCGTACCGCCGCCGCCAGTACCATTATGATGCCGCCCTTCCAGTTGAATGTATCCAGCCGATTTGTACGTTACTTGGTACTGAGCAAGCGGAAACCCACTACTGTTGTTATTGCACCAAAACTGCATATTGCCGTGTGCACTTTCCAAGCCAACAAGAGAATGCCGCTGTGTTGAACTCGCTGTGCGCAAAATCGCATAGCGAGAATGTCTCGGGTTATAACTTGGAACGCCGCCTATAATCATGGAGTACTCAGACTTGCCTGCAAGATACCCACGTCCCCACTTGTTAGGGATTCCATCAGGCAGCGCCACATCAGGGCATATCTTCACGCACGACACTCTTGCGTCTTTATTAGCGCTGAACCCTATACCGTTCGTAATCCCTGTCGGTGGAGTGCCGCCACTATCCAGATCAACACGATCACCGTTAAACAAGACGGAAGATAAGTTGATATTCGCCGCTACAGGCGTCCCATGCGTTTTTTGGATAACAAAGTTAATTGTGTTTTGGAACCGATTAGTGCGTGATCCAGAAGCCGTGATTTCAGACCCAACCCCCGCCACGTACTCACCATACGAATAGCCACCAGCAGTGACGTAGTAGTACTCGTAATTCTGATTGTCTTTGTAGCGGAAGATAAACGTGATCTCTCCCGTTCCCGCCGCGCCAAGATCGAAGGACACAGCCACGTGGATGTCTGTATCGTAATCGAGCCAGATGAAGTCGACCGCCGGGTCGCTGTTGAACTGAATCATATCGACGCCATACGTAGCGTCTGTCACGTAGGTAGGAGAGACACCGCCTTTCAGTTCCCATAACCCGCTGGAATACTGTCGCGCCTGATTATCTATCCATTCGACGTGTCGCCCATCTAACGTCCCAGTACGGTTGTTCTTAAAGTTATCGATCACCGTGCCGGGAGGGCAGTAAAGGTTATCCCTATATTCTTGGCTGAACGCTGTTGGGTCCGTAGTCCCAATCCGCGCAAGGTGGCATTGCCCCGAATCGGATTCGCCTTGGTTGGAGTTTAACTGAAGCCCCATAACCAACCCGCCATTAGTGGTCAGATCGGTAGCGTGTCGCGGCCCTCCTTCAAGCGTCGCAAGCAAGCGCACACCACTGGCGTTGTAGACCTGAAACCCCCATAAATAATCAGCACGCGTCAAGCCGGGGTACCAGTATCCATCAAATAGAACCCGCGCCGTTGATGCATTGTAGATGTACCGACATCCGCCAGGGACTACACTGTGTTGCGCTGGTGCCCAATTAGGCCCGTAGCTATCGTAATTCGCTCTGCTGACTGTCCCCCATAACTGCGTGTCGGTAAATGCATTGTTGATGTAACAATCACGCCCTGCGTTTTTCGATGCGCCCCAACTAAATATTTGGCCGCTCGTCAGTGCGCCTTCGTAGTAATTGTCTGACGGGCCAGTTTGCATCAGGTGGATACCAATCAGCATTGCCGCGTACTGCGTGGTGGACTGCTCAGGTATGCCTATATTCGCGTAATACCACCGTCCCCACATGCCAGCTTCAGTCCATGGGACTTGCTCTGATGGAGGCTGTTTATAGGGATTTGGGTTATTCCAATCACTGTAAATATATAATATGGTGTAATTGTCATCTGGTTCTGTTTTATCTGGCGAAGCCGTACTCAAACGTGCGCTCTGGTACAGTATAATGCTGCTATCTGAACTGCCGCTGCTTGCTGCTTTGGTTGTCAACGACAAATTGCCAAAACTATGCATGAGACATCCACGCTCTAGCGTGTAGAGCCGGAATGCTTTTTCTGGCCCCCCCGGCCGAATAAACGTGCAGTGGTTTGTTGCATTCAGGCCAACGTCATCAGACGCTGTATCCCTTTCGGTGCGAGGACTCTGCTGCCGAGTGGTCATGTCAGATCACCGTAAATGCCCCATGTACTCTGCGCTGCATCGAAGTGCTTGTGCACAGAAACCGACACAAACTGCGCAGCGATTTGCGTAGCCCCCGATACGATGTACAGCACATCCGTGCCCTCCGTAGCAAAAGTAACTGTGCCTGTACCCGCCCGAACTATTTGGCAGGCGAAGCCTTCATTAACAGCCTCAGTAGATTGCTGTGGCAACGTAAGTGTAATTGCCGCCCCATTGTCACAAACGCACACTTTGCCATTATCTGTTTGTGTCAACGCGCGACTGGTGCTGATTGTTACAGTGGCCATCCCCGCCGAAATGTTTCCGTTAGCGTCCGCCGTGATGCCTGAGTCGATAACCTGAGAGGGAGTCGTGCCATCGAACGCTAAGAGCCCGCCGGCAGTTACCGGGTACGTCGCAGGGGCTGTGAGCAAACGGTGGCCACTCAGCGTGCAATAGATATTCTTCGTACCCGCCCCCCAGTTAACGGCCGCATCAGCATTGCTAGAAGAAATGATTTGGGTACGAGAGATTGTATCGGGGGCCGCATCGGTCACCATGCCAATACCAACTTCCCAATCTGTGGCATCTTCAACGGCGTAGTAGCAAGAGTTGCCGCCACCGATCCCTGCCACGAATGAGCGATGTCCTGTTACGGCCCCATCAAGATCATAGGTGCCCGTCCCGGTAGTGACCGTGGTTTCAAGTACAAAGTCAGCATGTATGAACGCCATCAGAGACCGCCTTTGCGCAGCACGATGGAGATCGCGCTAGTCACATCCTTAATGATGGTTCGATTTACAATTCGTGGAATCACGGTTCGGAATCGGTCTACAAACTGACTCAGTGTGCCAAGGAAAGTCGCCACACCTGTAGCGGCTGTCGTCACTACGGCATTGAGAACCACCAAACGCTTTTTGATAATTTGTGCTATCGACGTCACGCCGGCCGTCAGCACTTTGCCTACTGATTTAGTGAGTGTCGCTGCCCCGGTCACCGTGGCCGAAAGTACCCAGTTCACCGTCTTGGTCAGCGTCGCTGTGGCTGTCGTAGCCGTCGCTGTCAGCACCAGCAGCACATACTTCAGCGCCTGCGTGGTCGCTGTCGTTGTTACCGTAGCCACCAACGCCACCGGTATGCGCTTGAGCAATACCGCCGTTGCTGTCACTGCGGCAGCAAGGCTCTTGGTTATAAATTTCGTAGCTGTAGCGGCTGCTGTCACCGTGGCGTTCAGCACCTGAATGACAAATTTCAACGCCTGCGTCGTGGCTGTCGTCACTACGCTATCAGCCAGAATCTTCCACGCGCTCTTGATCAGCACCGCTGTTGCTGTTGCGCCATCAGTCAGCACTTTGCTGACTGACTTGATCAGAGTCGCCGTTGCCGTGGCCCCACCATTCAGTACTTTGCCCACCGACTTGGCCAGCGTGGCCGCAACGGTTGTGGCTGTAGCGGTCAGCAGAATCAGCACACTCTTGATTGCATCAAGTGTGGCCGTCGTAGTCACACCATCAGTAAGCGTCTTGGTCACCGACTTGAGTAGGGTCACTCCCACCGTCACGCTGCTGGTCAATACCTTGAACACCGCATTGGCTAGCGTTGCCGTACCAGTCACTGCAGCGTTCAGCACCTGACCGAAAACCTTCAGTGTCTCTATCGTAGCCGTCGTCGCTGCGCTGTCCGATAGCACCTTGGCAACAGTTTTGATCAGTGAAGCGGCTGCAGTCGTGGCTGTAGCAGTCAGCGTGCGTAGGTAGGATGCAATCAACCCCGTCGTGGCTGTCGTGGTCACAGCATCAGTCAACACCTTACTCACGCTCTTGGACAAGCTCACAGCGCCTGACACCGTGGCATTCAGTACCTGAAGCACCTGCTTGGTCGGTGTCGTGGTCGCTACGGTCGTAACCGCATCGTTCAGAACTTTGGTGACCGACTTGATTAATGTCACGGCCACAGTAGCTGAGTCGTTCAGAACCTTGGTGACCGACTTGGCCAAGGTCACCGCTGCCGTGACGGCATCATTCAGAACCTTACTTGCGCTCTTGGAAAGCGTGGCGGCAACCGCCGTAGCTGTGGCGGTCAGAGTGACAGGCGTAGCACTTGAGTACGTGCCTTCGATCCAGACATCGTAGACCTTGAGGGATTTACCGTCCTTGCCAGCTATCTTAGTGCCGTTGACGCGGAGGCGGGCATCAGCGAAGTCTACGAAGTTGGTTCCGAACGCTGCCGTTGTCAGTGTTCCCGAGTAGGTCGTGCGCCCCCATGTCGTCGTCGTATTGGCCACAAGTGTGGCGACCGTGGCGTACCCGTTACCTGCATCGACCAGCAGGATTTCCATTTCATCGTTGCCGGTCGCGCCGTCCCACGAACAGTCGATCTTTACTTCGGCAGAATCCCAAGTCTGAGCCTTGGTATCCCAGTCGTTGGTGATCTCCAGTATGGTGTCGCCGCCGAACGAAATTGTAGAGTTGTAGTCGGTGGCGTCGGCAAACGTACCGGTGTCGGTATCGTAGGCATTCGCCTTATTGGTCAGGGTACCAAAGGCGTCTAACGGTCGAACAACTTCAATAGCCATTAATCATTACCACGCCGCTTTATGATCGTCATACTATCATCCGGGCGACGCCGCACGTAGGTGATCAGCGCCGCGCACCGTTTGACGATGGAATGGTGCATGTCCACGAATTCATCCCTGACTCGCTTCGCCAGCTTGGTGGCCGTTGAAGTGACCGTCGCTGTGAGAATCTTGAAGATGTGCCGGGTCATGGACCCAGCCACGCCTACCTGAGCCAGCAGGAACAATGCACGATCAACAACGAGTGAAGCTGTCGTACTGACTGTGGCTGTCAAGACGACGAGAACGGCAATGAACTTCTCTGCAACCGTAGTAGCGGCGGTCACCACGGTGGCTGCTAGCAACTTGCTCACCTGCTTGATCGTCGATGCCGTACTGGTCACGCTGGCAGCGAGGGCCATATACAGGCGTCGGATTAGCGTCGCTGTGGCTGTCACGCTGCTAGTGAGCAACTTGAACACATCTTTGCTGATCGACGCTGCCACGGTTGTGGTGGCATTTAATACCTTACCAATTTCCTTGGTTAATGAGGCTGCTGCCGTGACCGAAGTGTTCAGTACCCGCAAAAACGCCTTGATCGGCTCAGTCGTTGCCACCGTGGTAACGGCACCCGTTAGTATTTTGTAAACAGTCTTGGCCAGAGAAGCCGTCACCCCCACAGAAGCATTCAACACACGCTTCAGTTGTTCAATTACGTCCAAGGTAGCGACCACAGTCACCGTAGCGGATAGGGACATGAACAGTCCCCGCAATAACGTGCCTGTGGCTGTTACAGAGGCGTTGAGGGTGCGTAGGTAGCTAGCGAGACGCGTCAAGGTGGCTGAAGCTGTCACCGTGGCCGTCAGGGTCTTCAGGAGTGCCTTAACTGCGTCGAGCGCAGCCGTAGCCACCAAAAGGTCTGACAGCGTCTTATAGACTCGCTTGATCAGCGCAGCCGAGGCCGTCACCGACGCGGTGAGTGTCTGACCAATAGCCCGGATCAGGGAAGCCGAAGCTGTTACCGAAGAGGCCAGCAGCTTGGTGACACTCTTGGTCAGCGTGGTGGCGACCGTCACCGTGGCATTCAAGGTCCGCAGAAGTGCCTTCACGGCGGCGGTATCCGCCGTAGTCACGACGGTGTCCGTGAGGATTTTGTAGACCCGCTTAATGAGGTCAGCCGCAGCCGTCACCGAAGCAGACAATGCCAACAACAGGGTGCGTGCCGTCTGCGTAGTGGCCGTCGTTGTAACAGCGTCCGACAATATCTTGTAGCCCCGCTTGATCAGCGCGGCGGTTGATGTAACCGGCGCGACCAATATAAGCGCCGCTTCTTTGGCAAGCGTCGCAGTAGCAGTTACGCCGGCCGATAGGGTTTCAAAAAGCGTCTTGGACAACGAAGCCGTCGCCGTGACTGTGGCTGACAGCGCTTCGTAGAGTGTCTTGATCAGCGAAGCAACAGCCGTCACGCCGGCAGATAGAATCTTGGTAATAGACTTAACGAGTGCCACCGTCGCTGAAACGGTGGCACTCGCTATTTTATACGCAGACTTCGAAAGGCTCGACGCGACTGTTACAACAGCCGACAATATCTTGTAGAAAATCGACACCGATGACGCCGCATACGGTGCATCGCCGTAAGTCGCCATGAGTCATTCAGCGGGCGGGGAATCCGGGCTATCCGGGCTATCCACTCCATTCCCCTTTGGCGGAACGGGGGGCGGGGTGTCTGGGGCTTTCGGTTCACTGACCACCAATTGCCCAGTCGCCATCGCACGCAGGAAGTTCTTCGCTCCTACGACGTTCTCCGCTTCGCGTGCGGGAATAGTGCAGGCTTCCTGAAGAAGCCCTAGAAGGTAGTTCGCTACTTGTTTCGCTTGCTCATCCATTATTAAATCCTTCTGCTTAAGTTACACAAATCACTCTTCAACTATCGGCGGCGTCAGTTCTTCCATTTTGGCCGCTTCTTCCGCACGTTTAACCTGCCTTGCGGATTTAACGGCAGGAGTCCACACCAAGGATGCTATATCCTTAATGTCTTTAGCTTCGGCGGTCACATCATCTTCTACATCGATCACGCGACGGTCTACTTGCGCCGGGGCCATTTCTTCGCCGGTCACGCTGTCCTCGGTGATCGTGTATACCGCAACGCCTAGCTGTCGATCACGAAGTACGTCTATTTGTGTTTCTACGCGCTGTATGATTGCCATTTTTTACACCTTATAAAACCCATTGAACATCAGACGCCCCGCCGCCCCGAGAGATATAGCCCCTGCGCCCCCTGCTGCGGCGTGGTCAGTTTGCACTAACGTAGCGTAATTATTACCAGGCGTGATGTACCCACCGGATATGTGCTTATTTGTAGTTCTATTAGTTACCCCACTCTCATAATTGCACGAGAGCGTGTGGTAGGAATGAGAAGCGTTGGCGTTAAAAGGCAACCCATCCAAAAGCATATTCCCGCTACCCGTATGTGCCGTCCACCCAATATCTATGGATACGTAAACAACATCCCCTACTTTTGTGTAGTACCCGTTCTGAGTTGAGTATGTCCCTGACCCGGTAACGGTACTGCCTGACACAACCGGAGTGAAGGTTCCTTCTTCGTAATCATCCAAAGTATTCACGTTGGATGAGGCGAGGTTGTTGAGCTTGACGCCCTGCTGCTGCATGTTCAGCCCGGCGGCCAGCGTGAACTGGGCCAGCAACGTGCCTGTAACCGTCGTGTCGTTGGCGGCTCCGTAGATATTGAGGGTTTCAATAGTGTTAAACAGTGACGACCCACCGCCTATGGACATGCTGGTAGAGCCGGAGGCGCTCTGCCCCCAAAACAGGCACATTGGTTGTTCTGCATTGGTGTAGTGTGGAACGCCCACTCGGGCGATCTTCGTCGTGACGTTGGTCAGGGTGCTGCCGTTCGATATGGCGTCCGCCCCGAACAGCGCCGTGAAGCCCTGCCCCGTGCTGCCGTACTGGAACTGCATCGGGCCACGGAACCGATTGTAGGTAATCGTGGTCGCCGCCATCTGCGATTCGAAGATCGGGATGCCGTCGCCATCTATTGTGAACAGGCCAGTGGTGCTGACCCCCATCGTTACCCGGTCGTGCGTAGAAGGCGCGACAGTGTTATCCAGTGTTAATTGGACATTTCCGGGGTCTGCTAGAAATACCTCATCAGCCCAAATGCCCTGCCCATAGACATACAGGTCGCCATAAATACCCGTGTACTCGTAACTAGATTCGTCAAACCCAAACTCAGCACATAGGTTCCCGCCTACTGTTACGGCTAAGTATGTGTCCGTACTTACGTAGCGATAAAACCCAGTATTGGTGTCCCCACCAAAAGTCATGGACGGTGCCGAAACAGACCCGTCGCCCACCCTAAGCTCATCGACTAGGGCAAGCGTTCCAAGATCGACTGTCCCGGTGAATACCGGGCTTGCGGAGAGGACTACAGACCCGGTCCCTGTCTTCGTGGTTACACCTGTACCGCCGCGAAGAACCGCAAGGGTGCCAGAGGTAATATTGGCAGCACTATGGTTGTGCGCGAAGGCAGCGACCGTCACGCCAATATCAGCGTCCTTGAGGATGGTGCCGTCAGCAGGTTCATACACGCCCGAGTGGTTATGCGTGGTCAGGGATACCGCTGTTCCGCCGACAGTCGGGGTGTTGACGTACTCTGTAATACCCGTGTTGGGTGTTTTCTTCCACGGAACAATGTCATTCGTGCCGTCAAGCGTCGGCGGTGTTACCGCAGGGAAGGTTACTCTCTCGTCAGCGGTCGCCTTGACCGATTCAAATGTCCATCGGACGGCGATGCTCTCTGAGACGGGCGATGAGTGCGTAAACAGCAGGAACAGATCGCAGGCTGTATTGGATACAGAAACCCAATGCAGGGAGGTTAACTCAGCGCCCCAAACATTCTGCTCAAAAATGGTTGGAGTGGTGACGCCGTAATCCTTATGGACTAGGTACTCGCCACCCTCGTAGGCACCCCAGCCAGAGTAATAAATTTTTAGCGTGTGCATCCCGGTACATATACGCCCGAGATATACAGCGTCCGTGGTTCCTGATCCGCCAGAGACAATGGATTCAGAGCTACCTGTTATACCGTGGTAGGCACCAAGATAGGTGTGCTGCTCAAAGGCGGTCGTGATGTCGCCGTTGAATGCCCATGCCGCAGTGATCGTCTCGGCTACATTGTCTTTGGTCAGATTGGCGCTGGCGGGTTCGTACACCCCCGAGTGGTTGTGCGCGAAGGCGGCGACGGTAACGCCGATGTCAGCATCTTTGAGGATGGTGGCGTCAGCGGGTTCGTAGACTCCGGTGTGGTTGTGGTTGCCCTCCGATACGGTTCCGGCCCCCGTACCGAGATTGAGGTTGAACCCTGTGTTCTTGGAGAAGACCGGTTCGTAGACGCCTGAGTGGTTGTGCGCGAAGGCGGCGACGGTGACGCCGATGTCAGCGTCTTTCAGAATCGTGGCGTCGGCCGGCTCATACACGCCTGAGTGGTTGTGCGCGAAGGCCGCGACCGTAACGCCGATGTCTGCATCCTTGAGGATCGTAGCGTCGGCCGGCTCATAGACCCCAGCATGGGTGTGAGCGAAGGCCGCGACGGTGACGCCGATGTCAGCGTCTTTAAGGATCGTGGCGTCGGCCGGCTCGTATACTCCAGCGTGGTTGTGAGCGAAGGCGGCGACGGTGACGCCGATGTCGGCATCGACCAGCGTGACGCCCGCGTACGCCGCCACCGGGCCATGTTCAACTTGCTTGGTGCCCGCGCCCCAGCTAACGGCGGCGTCGGCATTGGAGGATTCGTAGATGGTTGTGCGGGCAAGGAGTGTGCCCGCCGCCGTGTAGGTGCCTAGACCAGATTCCCAGTCGACACCATTAGATACGAAGTAATGGCAGGTGTTGCCATCACCAATATCAGCGAAGGACTGATAGCCCGCCGCTGCGCCGAGAAGAGTATAGGTACCCGTCCCGGTCGTCGACGTTGTCTCTTTGACCCGGTCCTTGAAGACGAGAGCCATGCGCGTCTCCCCTCAAAGGCCAACGGTGCCGTTGTTACAGCACCGTCAACCCATGGCCCGAGTCATTACGAGAACTGGACGTTGAACGTAAACTGGATCGACTCGCCCGTCGCCAGAACAACATCCCCGAACTGCGCACTGACCAGCATGTTGCCGGCCGTTGTCGCGTCGAACAGTCCTGCTTCTCGGAATGTCTCGCCCGCGCCGCCTTCAGTCATGGTGCCAACAACACGGTAGGTGTCGTTAGTGACCGAAGTCGTCTCCTGCGTTGAGGTACCCGCTACGCGGGCCTCACCACCGGGAGTGCCGAGCGCCGTATCGGTGACCGCAGCCGCCGTGACGTCGGTGCCCCAATCGATGTAGTTGGGTTCAGTGCCCGCGCCCTTCAGTCGGTTTGTGACGACGGCAAGACCTGCATTCGTTACCAGAGTAGCCATTGCTAGCCTCCATTAGACAAGATTGAAAAACCGCTTTACCACATACATCAGACGCATGAACGGATTGCGGTGCCAGTACGAAATGGTCCCGAGTGGGACACGCTTCCCATCCGCCGTGATCTTCACGGCATCAAGAGATACGGATTTTGCGTAATTACGCGCTACGCTTGCTATAGCCATTAGTCAGTTACCTCCGGTGATAGGACCACTATACCTTGCAGTATACGAGTTACTTTGCTTGTTGCCGACACGATTTCAATATCATACACCGCATCTTCAAAAGGCCAAGCTTCAGTGACCGTATTCGCAATGGACAGTTCAATCTCGCCATCCGTACCGTTAGGGATCGTAAATTCTCCCCCCGCCGAGGTGGCTTCGTAGAGTATTGTATCGTCATCATAGTCGGGTTTGAACTTCATCCTTACGGTGAAGCCTGTGATGTCGATGGGAGTGACACCGTCCTTCTCCGTGTAGACGAAGGTATGGTCGTAATCCGACCCCTGCGAAATGCACAGTTTTTCGCGCTGCACGCAGGCCATGATTTACACCTGCGCCTGCAACGTGCACGTCAGCGTAGTAGCTGTGGCGCGCAGGCCATTCACGGGGAATCCGATCTGTCCACCAATAGGCGTTGTGCCGGGAGTAAACGTGATAGCGGAATCCACCCAGACGGCAGTCCCGGCATCCATTTCATCCCAGCTTGACAACGTATAGGCAACAACCAGTGTCGCCGTAGCGGGCGCTAGCCCGACGAGAGAGATGGGGTGTGAACTGCCACGGATGCGCAGCAGTACTGGGGCAGCTACGGTTACGGTCAGGTCCGCACGCGGATGACCAACTTCACTACCGATAGAAGCAATTGTCTGACCAGCAGCCATGATTCATTCCTCCAGCATCACATAATTACAAGACACGCCAGTTCGCAGTCTCACGGCGTATCGCCAATATACCACTATCCCGCAACATATCCTTCCTCACAGGAACACTGAACCCAAGGAACAGTGAATCGCCACGGTCGGGGGAGTTCAGCCCCCGCTTCTTCATATCGGACTTTTTCTCCAGTTGGATGCGGCCCTTGCCATCAAACCCATACTCAATACCGATCAGGTCTGTCTGCAATTTATCATCATCGGCAGGTAAATCAACCTGCCTTCTCAGCCACTTCCTCCCATCCCCCCAGATTTCAGCCCGATGATTGAAGTATTCATCCTCTTGGTTCGCCGTATTTGACACCTGCACATCGAAGGTCTTGAAGTGCATCTCACGTAGGCGATCCACTACGCCAGCCCCGATGCCAATGCCATCGACGAACACTCCATCAGGTGACCACTCATCGATATCATTCGCCACAATCCGGGCGACGGCCATGGTGTCGAGCCCCTTGTACTCTGCTTGCTGCCAGACCTTCCCGCCCTGCCGGCGCGTGACCACGGTGGAGTCATCACCGAAGCGTGCCGGATCACAGGACAGAATCTTTGGCTCTTGGATAAAGTCAGCGTCAGGAAGAATCAGTTCGCGTGCGCGAGTGACGATGTCACTGGGGATGAACTGGTTGTTGGCAGCGACGGGGAACTGGCCGAGGACACGAACCTTCACGAAGTCAGAATCAATCCCGTAATCTTCGATCCACTCGTTTAGCTGCCGCTTGTCTGCCATCTTGGCCGTGCGGGAATCCACCTGCATCGTCCACCACCGGTGAGAGAACTTGCCCCCGGCAAAACACTCCCTGAACCGACCGGTGTTCCGCGTCGGGTTCCCGAAGCACACCCACATGGCTCCGGGTGTGGTCATCGCGCCCTCGGTGACTTCCCAGATCGCATCGTCGACCGCCGACGCTTCATCGAAGATGACCAGCACATGCTCTTCGTGGGTGCCGGCGAACGCTTCGGAGTTCTCACTAGACCACGGGATCGCGTTGGCCACCCATGTCTCAGGGTTCTTAAAGCCGTAGTAGCGCGTGGCCGTCCACTTGAACCATTTCTCGTTGATGGACAACTTGTGCCAACGGGCGAGTTCGCGCCACGTCTTGGTCATCAACTGGTTCTTGGTGTTGGCCGTGACCACCACCTGCGGGTTCGGGCCACGCGTGGACATGAACCAGTGGATCAACCACGCCACCAAGGCTGACTTGCCTATGCCGTGACCGGACGCCACGGCGATTCTGACAGGGAGATTTCGAGCGACGCAGTAGGCTATTCGCGCCAGTACCTTGGCTTGCCAAATATCAGGGCCATCATGATCGTAGAGAATGGTGCCCTCTTCCCCCCACTTATAGATGTCATTGGAGAATTTGCCGGGCTCGGCTACATATTTCCCGACATCGTCCCCAAAATTACTTCGCATCGCGGGGGAACGCCTCCTGTAAGTAAGTCAGCGCCGCATCCATGAACTGCTTTCCCGCCTCGGTCTGATCACGGAACGACAGGTACAACCCGGCAATCAACGCGCAGTGCGGCGGCATACCATCCTCTCCGTCGCCCCCCACCCCCGGCACGACGCATTTCATCCTGCCATCTGCAGTCATGATCAACGCCGCATCATCCGGGTCCAGTTTGCCATCTGAAGCAACGGCTGACTGAGCAAGCGTTGCTACCTCGTTAACTTCAGCCATTTCATCTTCAATTCCTGATGCCATGATTATATCCTAGCTTATCGGTACGTGGAGTTCGACAAGAACGCTTCTTGCGCCCACAACCACTCGTTGTCTACGAAGCATCGATACTGATGCGTGGAAATCGCCAACGTCTCTTCCTCGGCCATCTCCAGCATACCGATATACTTGTTGTACTCAGATTCGCGGTTCACCGGCTGCACGACCTGAATCACGTAGTTGTCTTTACGGAACTTGTTCGCACCAGCCTGCCCCGACAGTATGTTGAGTTCATCTTTCAGTTTCCGAAAGTAGGCTCCGCACGCCTGCTCATATTCCTCAATGTGGGTCTTCCGATGCCCCTTTAGGAAGCCCACTAATTTTCCGATCTGCACTGTCACTGTCATCGCTTCTACGTCTCGCATGGATGTACTCCTTCGCTTCTAGGTAATTTCGGGTCAGTAGTGACCCTTTCTCGCTGTAACCCACAGCCGCGTGAACAAAGGCGCGAACACCGTCATCCCCCCACGTCATGAAGACCGTGGTCAGTTCGTCGAGTTGGTCATGTGGAATGGTGGCCTTCAACTCCGTGAAGGGATCGCAGATAACGACCGCTTCAAAATAGTGATCCAGCAGTTGCAGGCGGGCAGCGTCTTTGTGTGAATCCATAATAGAATTTCCTTGGTTGGTAAGTACTCACTAACCTTCTTCCCCTACAGCCACCTCAGTTACGTGTGCCCACGTCCGACCAGTGATGGCATCGTATGCCGTCTGGTAATTGACCCTGTAGAGCTTCGCAATGCATGCGATGCAGAGTTTGTGCTTCCCCCGAAGCGCACGCATGGCCCTCACCTTCTGAGGTGTCAGATGCGCTTTCCAGTGCTGCTCCCCCCGTGGGAGGGCGTCGGTGAGATTCATCATGTACTCCACATCGTCATAGTTACGTGGAGCCACTTGGGTGGATAAATGCCATTTCGAAGTATGCCTTTTGCGCTTCTTCGATAGGCAACTTAGATTGCATGAGCCAGTTTTCCAGAGACCGGGCGTGATGAATCAGCGCCTGCCCCTCGGTCGTTTCAGTCAGCGCTCCGAAGAGCAGCGCCGTCAGCCGCTGGTTCTTGGTCAACTCACGGAAATCCGCAGGCTCACTATCCTTCGGCCGGCGCACAAACATGTGCAGGGCGTCGACCCCATCCAGCGGAAAGAACCGCAACATGGCTTCTCCCTCCGCAATCTCGAAGTCAGCTTCCGCGACATTTTTAACTTCAATATCCTCATTCATTGTTATCTCCATCCAGTGCTTCATCCAGCGGATCACTATCAGGTGCGCTCTCACGCACCAGTCGCCCCGCTTCCTCCCCATCTTCTTCATCCCGTTTGGCATCTTCTCGCGCACGCAAGAGCGACCGTGCACGAGACTTTGTCAGCGCTTTGACCATCTCATCATCTTCATTGCCCTGCAACGCCTTGTTCTTGTCTAAGGTGTAAGCCAGCAAGTCTTCCAACGCCTTCAGTTTGTTGTGTAGTTTGAAGCGGATCGTGGTCATGCCGTTGGGCAGCGTGACCTCCGTAATCTCTGCAATCGCCGCCTGCAGTGACGGCTTGATCATGCTCTTGGACCGAATCATCACCGAGCCACCAGTCCAGTCGATGAAGTCTCCGACGTTGGCAAAGGCAAGCGCCGCAATCTCTTCGATGATGCGCAGTTCCGTGATGTCGAGGGATTCATCCTTCGCCTGCATCTGGAAGTGGATCGAATGCCGAATGTTTGCTTTTTCCAGCAGCGCGTACGCTCTGTCATCCTTGATCTTGTACCCCGCCCGCTTTGCCGCCTCAATGGCATTCAGATCGCGCAAAAACTCATGCACGAATATCGCTTCTCGCGGCGTCAGCGG